GTGTGGTGGTGTGATGAACAGAGATAAAGAAAACCAGCTCCGACAACGGGGCTGGTTTTTCATATCGAAATTCATATCGAAAATTACTGATTATTTTTTGAATATAAGCGGCGTTTTTTAGACTGCTTCGGCAAAAGATGGTTTTTCGCAAAACCCTGAAAACCCGCATGAATACAAGAAAAACCCGCAACCACAACGGTTGCGGGCATCCCCTTTTTATGGTCGGAGTGGGGGGACTTGAACCCCTGAAAAACAGCTTAAAAACCGCATGAATACAGGGTTTGTTTTTGGCATATTGAAATTCATATCGAAAATCATCTCTTTTGCTCTTGGTTTGTGCCGTGGGCGGCGGGAAGTTTCTCTGCGGTACGGTAGAATTTCGCCATCTTGTTTTCCGCTTTCAGACGGTCCCGCTGGGCGAGGTGCAGGTAAATGTTATGGACGGTAGAACTGTCCGACCATCCCCCCATGCTCATGACTTCGATTTCCGAAAGGCGCAAGTGGTAGCCAAGGGATGCAAAGGAGTGGCGCAAGCAATGCTCTGTGATGCTGGGCAGTCCCGCTTTTTCAGCGATAATGTGTATGTGCCGGTTAATGGTACTGGGCATTTGTCGTACAATGTAGCCGCTTTCCCTTTGCAGCTCAAGCAACTCTCTAAGGCGCGGGATCATGATTGGAATTATTCTGGTGGACTGCTTTGTTTTGTTGCGCCTTTTGAAAACCTCTTTGTTGTGCTCGTCGCGTACGACAGCGCCGGAAATAAGAACATTGCCGTTCTTGATGTCAAAACTCTCTGGGAAACGCAGCGCCTTAATTTCAGACATTCGCAAGCCGTGAAGCCCCAGCAGCATGGGGATCTCACAGGAATCACCTTTTGCCGCATCGCAAAACGCAATGATCTGTTGGGGGTCAAGAAACTGGCGCTCGCGCTTTTCCGGCACAGGGAACAGGACGCGGGGAACCGTCATTTCGTTTGCTTGCATAACGGTAGTCATAAGTCCCCATGCGTTTTTTACGGACTTATCGGCCAGAACGGAAAGTGCGGCATTGATTTCCGCTTGCCAGTTGACTGGTGTGCTTATAGGCTTTTGCATAATGTCCTGAAAGCGATTTCGCTGAATGATTCGGTATCCTCGTATAGTTTCAGGGGAAAGAGACTCGGAACGGTCGGCAATATATTGATCTATGGCCTTAGACCATGTTAAGGCCGGCAGTTTCTTTTGCTGCTCCACAAAACCTGCGCGGACGGCTTTTGCTTTTGCAATACATCGGTCTTTTGTCGTTTCGGTGACAGATCGCTTTTCGGCGGCAAGATAGATATGCCAGTTGCCGGAAGGAAGCTGTTTGGGCTCCGGGACTTTGATAATACCGTCCTTTTTGCGCTCCCGCACCTGCTTTTGACCGCACCAGGGGCAGAACGTAGCGTTGTCGGGGACTTCGCGCTTACAGGACTTGCACTTCGTTGACATTTTGATATTTTTGTGTTACCCTACTATTGTAGGCTCCTTTCTTTAAGACTCGTGATGGTGTTGGCGGGAATAGAGCTTATATGGAAAAGCCGTCCGATTGGGCGGCTTTCTCTTTTTTTGGCAAAAATTAACAAGAAACTTGTGAAAATTGTTCATCGAATCCAATAAACTTGTGGAATATAATGTAGAACGCGGTAGAACTGCCGTTCTATTTTCGGAGTGAGGTCTTCTTTGCAGTATCGCGCAGCACGCAGTATCCGACAATGCTGCACACGCCGATAGAAATAGACACAAGGAGGATGACAAGCCACGCAAACGCTGAAGGTCCGTCTCGGAGGATGAAACCGGCATGGGGATTGCGGAAGTCGAAAAGAAGATAAACAATTAAGAACAGGGATAGGATCGCGGAAAAAATTGAAGAAAACACAGACCAGCGTTTGTAATGATCGCGCTGGCGGATAACGGCATCCAAGCGCTGGGTGCAAAGTCCGTTGACCTGCTTCAGGCGCACCACGTCGCCGGAGTTGACGGCGTTATCCAACTCCAGCTCGTGGATGCGTTCCTGCATGGCGGACGGAGCTGATGCGGGAGGCTGGATGTCAAACACTTGGTCGGCGGATATGCCGACGGCTTTCATCACCGCGACAGCATCGTACAGTTTTGGATCGCGCTCACCGGACTGCATTTTGCAGACGGCGGAATAGCTGATGCCGGACAGTTCGGCCAGTTCCTCGTTGGTGATGCCCTTATCCATTCTGGCTTTATGGACAAGGGCAGGGAAGTCCTGAATATGCTGTGCAAGTTCCTGAATTTCTGACATGATTTTCCCCTTTCTTCGGTAACGGATACTATTTCATCCATAAAAGCCCATATTTGGGGGACAATTACCCAAATTGGGGAGCGATTCCCCAAAATGAACGTAGACACCGTGGCGCACATAGAGTACGATTGAACCAAGCAGACGCCACAAAACGACATACGAGGGGGGTAGAGAAATGAACGAACAGGAAGCAAGGAAATTGTTGGACGGAATGACAAGAGAAGATATGATTAGTCTTTATGAGATGCTCTTAGCTTTGCAGCATAAGAAATAACGTCTGCTACTTCGCTGGTGGAAAGCCCTATAAGGACATTCATAAGTGCGGCATGAAGCTCGTTGGTCGAAAGATCTGCGGGCTTTGTGCTTTCCTTAAGGTCTTTACAGCGCAAATAATCAGGGTCAACCTCCAAAATCTCGGCCATACGCAAGATATTGACGTCTTTTGGCACACGGCCTTTGCTTTTCCACTGGGCAACGGCGGAGGAAGAAATAGGCACCATCGCGTAAAATTCCTCCTTCGTCCACCCCTTGGCTTTTACAAGGCAGTCTATGCGGTAGAGCATTGTCGTAATGTCCATAAATTGGCTCCTTTTTTGTGCAAAATATAGAAACGGACGCAACCTCTCCCAAACCCCTTGACTTAGCAATACGAAGTGATATACTAAGTATGTGAAGTGAAAAGCAAGGCGCATACGAAGCGGATGCAGTGATGCAAAGATTGCGTTAAATATGGTTCCAGACAAACTGTATTAAATCACATTCTTAGCAAATTGTCAAGCCGCGCTAAGCAAAGCTTTGTTGCGCGAAGTGAAAAAGGTTAGGAGAGTGAAGAATTGAAAGTAAATGGTTTCAAACTGGCGCGCATTAAGGCGGGCCTTTCTCAAGAAGAGGCTGCGGCAAAACTTGGAGTAAGTCGCGTAACCGTATCCAGTTGGGAATGTGACTTGTATAAGCCTTCGGCAGATACGTTACTGAAGATTTCGGATATGTACGGCTGCACGATAGACGAACTTCTCAGGGGAGGGCTTACGAAATGAACGAGATGCAGGTATTCAATAACCCGGAGTTCGGCAGCATTCGCACCATCGAGGAAAACGGTATTATCCTTTTCTGCGCCACTGACACGGCGCGGGCACTGGGATACAGCAACCCCCGCGATGCCATTTCCCGCCATTGTAGGGGTGTCGTGAAACGCGACGGGGTCTCCTTGACCACAAACCAACATGGTGTAACAACAGAACAAAAGTCGGAAATGTCTTTCATCCCGGAGAGCGACTTGTACCGCCTCGTGTTTAGCTCCAAACTTCCCACGGCGGAGAAATTCACGGACTGGGTAACAAAGGAAGTCCTGCCATCTATCCGCAAGACCGGCGGCTATGCGCTGCCCAAGGATTACCCCGCCGCCCTCCGCGCCTTGGCGGATGCGGAAGAAGCAAAACTGCGGCTCCTTGTGGAGAACCAGCAGCAGGCACAGGTTATCGCTGACTTTGAACCCATCCGGCAGTATGTGGACACCATCTTGGAGAGTAAGGGAACAATGGCTACCTCGCAAATCGCGGCGGATTACGGCCTGACGGCGCAGAAACTCAACAAGATACTCCACGACGGCGGTATCCAGCGGAATGTGAATGGTCAGTGGCTTTTGTACGCCAAGCACATGGGCAGGGGCTATACCAAGTCCAAGACCATCCAGATCATCCGCTCTGATGGACGACCCGACACCATCATGTAGACGCAGTGGACGCAAAAGGGGCGGCTCATGATCCACGAAATTTTGACCGCCCGTGGCATCGAGGCGGTCATGGACAGGAGGGTGCAGGTATGCCGAGAGTGACGTATTTGGACACAAAGAATCCCACGGAGGACAAGATCGTGACGCTGCTGTACGGCGCACTGGAACGGGAGGGCGTTCAGAAGCAGGAGCTGGCCGAGGCACTGGGCATGAAGCCGCACACGCTGCTTCGTCGTAGGAAATCCCCACTGGACTTCACGCTGGGCGAGCTGCAAAAGGCTTGCCGCAAACTGCACATCCCCATCGAAGACCTTCGCGCCGCCATAACGCTATGAGCTGGCGGTGTTTGATCTGCGGCGTGAAATTTGACACGCCGGTGGTCTGCGTGACGAAAGAGAACCTGGACGGGGAAAACGGCTGGGAAACACGCAGAGAATATCTTTGCCCCGTGTGCGGAGAGGATTACATGGAGGAGGCTGAGGATGAGCAGGACGCGGAATGAGCGCCGGAGCGACCGAAAATGGAAGATCCTGTTTGGCGTGAGTGCCTTTCTGGCGTGGGGCGTCATCGGAGAAGTGGAGAACGGCGGCTCGTTATGGCTGCTGCTTCTCGCGGGATTCGCCCTTGTGGGCGTGTGGACAAGCTGTAAAGCCCTGGGGCTTTTTGAGTGAGGGAAAGGAAGAAAAGATGGCAGGAATAACAGCGGAGCAGGTCGCGGCGATCAATGCGGCACTGGCGAAGAACTTTCGCATTGAACTGATACCCCTAAAGGATGGCGTGAAAATCGTTAAGGTCAGCAGGGCAGAGGTAAAAACCAAATAGCGTACCTGCCATAAGTCAGTTTGGCAGAAGGGCGGAGCGTCGTCGAGTGGTTCGGAAAAACCGAACTGCTTGGCGGCGCTCTTTTTGTTTGCGGGAAGGAGATGGAAGAAACGGAACGACTGCACTTTGAAACGCGGGAGGATTGGCTGGCTGGGCGAATGCAGGGTATCGGCGCCAGTGAGGCCGCTGCTGTGGTGGGGATGTCCCCGTGGATGTCGAAACTGGAACTGTGGCGGCTGAAGGTGGGCGCAGAGAAAGCAAGGGACCTGAGCGGCAGCGCGGCGGTGAGCCGAGGTGTGCGGATGGAACCGGCATTGCGCAGCCTGTACGCCGCCATGCACCCCAACTGCACGGTGGATTACTTCCCATATGACATTCTGTATCAGGCGGAGCGGCCTTACATATTCGCCACACTGGACGGCGAGATCACCGACGAGCACGGGCGGAAAGGTGTTTTGGAGATAAAAACCAGCTCACCCAATGGCAAGGCAGGGTGGGCGAAGTGGGATGGGCAGATTCCCAGCAACTATTTTTGCCAAATACTCCACCAAATGCTGGCGACTGGGTACGAGTTCGTAGACCTGATGGCAAGTCTGGAGAACATGGACGGTGACCTGAGCATACGCACCTATCACTTCGAGGGGACGGAGCAGGCGGCGAATATGGCATGGCTGCTGGAGCAGGAGACGGGCTTCTACCAGAACAATGTGCTTACAGGGGTTCCCCCTGCGGCAATATTACGACTTTGAAAAACGAAAGGAGACAGACATGGCATTTCGAGTGACCGTGCTGGACATGGACAGCGGCGAGGAACGCGTATTCGTGCGGAACGCTTGCGGCGTGATCTGCGCAGTGGTGATGCCCAAGGAGGGAGAGGAGGACAAGTACGACGGGACCGCCACCGCCTATGTGGCGGAGAACGTGCCTATTGGCACGGCGGGGCTGCTGGTTCGCCTGACGGAAAGCTCGGTGAAGCATATCACCGACGCGGATGGACGTATCCGCCAGAAGATGGACGAGGATGACGCGGCATGGGCCGCGGCGCAGGCGGTGAAGGAACCTGCTGATAAGAAGAAGCCTGCTTCCCGCAAGAGCGGCAAGAGCGTGTCCAAGAAGGAGGACAAATGATGAAACTGAAAATGACGATGACTAACGCAGAGACCGGCGAGGTGCTGTGTGAGCAGGATAACCTGGATTTCGCCATGATGGCTTATGGGCGTAAAAAGGATGACGGCTTGGAGTTTCAAGCTACAACGAGAGGCGAGAACCTGAGCATTGTCATGCTTGCGCAGTGCCTTGACGGCGTAGACCGCGCCGTCAAGAAGAACTGCACCGATGACGCGGCTGTGGGAATGGCCTATACACTCGTCAAGATGGGGGTTATGGGAGACTCCCTTGTAGATGTGGAGGGCGAGACCGAAGAGATGTCCAGCAGTATCAAGGCGCACTGCGGTGCGGAGGAGGTGCAGGCATGATCGTCAAGGCGATGTACTACAAGCCGCAGATGAACGGCTATGGCGGAAGATCCTACACGTTCCGCACTGACCTCCCTTTGAAAGCGGGAGACAAGGTTCTGGCACCTGGCGGCGAGGGAGACCCGAAGAAGGCCATCATTACCGAAGTGGACCTGCCGGAGAGCGTCATTGACGTTAGGTGGGCGGACAGGGTGAAGTACATTACCCAGTACGACGCGGAGGTGACAGCATGAGCGCGGCGGAATTTCGTATCACCACAGACCTGGCCCCCCTGCGGCAGTTCCAGATCGAAGCCAATTTCGACGAGACGAAAGCGTGGCTGACGGAGAACCTGGAACCTCTGCGGACGATGGCGGTGACACCGGAGAGCGCAGCGCAGGCGAAACAATATCGCGCGGCGGTGAGGAAGGTCCGTGACCGCATCGACGAGAGCCGCAAGATGGCAAAGGCGGCGGCACTGGAGGCGTACAGCAGCTTTGAGACCAAGTGCAAGGAGCTGACCGCCCTGTGCGAGGAAGCGGCCAACGCCCTGGACGTGCAGATCAAGGCGATGGAGGAGGCGGCGAAGCAGGAAAAGAAAAATCGCCTTGCTGAATATTTCGCTCAGGTGGTGGGCGACATGGCGGAGTGGCTGACCTTTGACAACTGCTTTAACCCCAAGTGGCTGAACGCCACCTACCCTGAGAGCACGGCGTGGATGGATATAAACGCCGCCATAGACCGCTGCCGCTCCGATCTGAACGCCATTCGTGCGCTGCACAGCGAGTTCGAGACCACGCTGCTGGACGAGTACACCCGTACCCGTAACATCAGCGCGGTGCTGGTGAAGAACGAGACACTGGGCCGCATGAAGGCCGCCGAGGAAGAGCGAAAGCGCAAGGAAGCGGAGGCCGCGGCGAAGTACGAGGAGCAGAAAGCCGCCTGTGCTGCTGTCCGCATGGCGTCCGCCGGTGACGCTGTAATTGAAGAACACAGTGAAGTCGGACAGGTCATCGCCACCGTGGAGCGCGAAGCATTTGAGCGTGCCGTGTCTGAGCCGGAACCTACCTACACCGTGGATTTCCGCGTATTCGGTACGGCGGCGCAGTTGGACGAGCTGCGTGTGTACATGAGGACTAAGGGCATCCGCTACGGGCGTGTGCCGCAGGAGTAAGGGAGGAGAAGGAACATGAAAACGCAGAATCAGACGGGCTTTACGCAGATGGCGCAGACCAAGAAGCCCACATTCAGCATGGCAATCACGGCGCCCAACACCCAGCAGATGATTTCGCGGGCGCTGAAGAACGACAAGATGGCGGCGCGGTTTACCAGCACCCTGATCGGCGCGGTGAGCGCCAGCGAGACCCTGAAAGCCTGTGACCCAGGCAGCATCATTGCCGCGGGCCTGCGTGGCGAGGGCATGGGTCTGATCTACGGCCACGGCTACTACATCGTGCCCTACGGCAGCATGGCCGCGTATCTGTTGGCCTATAAGGGATACATACAGTTGGCGATGTCCACGGGCTACTACGCGGACATCGACTGCGTGGAGGTACGCGAGGGCGAACTGGAAGGGCGTTCCCGCCGCACGGGTAAGCCGGTCATCAACCTGGCCAAGTACGAGACGGACGAGGAGCGTGAGACCCACAAGGTCATCGGCTATTACGCCTACTTCGAACTGAAGGACGGCACATTCCGATACGAGTATTGGAGCATGGACAAGCTGCTCCGTCACGCGGACAGGTATTCTCCGGCCTTCAAACTGGACAAGTACAAAGCACTTATCAACGGCGAGTTGGACGCCAAGGAGCAGAGCAAGCTGCTGAACGGTACGCCGTGGTACGACGTGAACGGCGGGCAGGACAAGATGTGCCGTAAGACCATGCTCCGCCAGCTGCTGAACAGCGGCTATGCACCGCTGAGCAATGAGGTACGCAGCTACTTCAACGAGGACAGCGACGATACCGTGGTGGCCACGGGGGACGGCGCGGAGACCGAGCCGGTCATTCCCACTACCGGACACGTGGTAGAGGACGATACCCCTGCCGCAGAGCAGGAAACAGCCACAACCAGCCCCACAGCACCCTCTGAGAGCGCCGCAGAGCCTAAGAAGGGTAACGACACCGCCCCGACCCGCAAACGCACACAGAGCCCCGCAGAGGGCAAGACGGAGACGAAGGACTACTCCGCAGGGTTCTTTGGGGAGGGCGAGCAGTAATGCCTCTATTCGTTCGGAAGCGTCTGGACGGAGAGGGCCAGGCTGACGGAAGCCAGTACATGATCTGTACCGGCTCCGTCAGCCGGGATCCCCGGATAGGCGCGATACTCAAGAACAACCTGCCGAAGGTGGAGTTCGGCATGGGCTACGACAGCAAGCAGTTTATGAACGTGTGCGCCGTGGGTGACAACGCCGCCACGAAGCTAAGTGCGTGCCTGGAAAAGGGCGATGCGGTATGTGTGGTAGGTACTTGGCGGCAGAGACCGTATACCACCAGAGACGGCGAGGAGAAAGTGTGGAGCGAACTCCGCGCGGACCATGTGATACCTCTGGGGGCCTTGGAAACACTGCTGCAGGTGCCGGTAGAGGTGTTTTTGAGACTGGCCGACTTGCTGCCAAAACTGGAAAAACTGTGCGCGGGAGAATCTCCGGCAGGAGTCTCCGGTGTGACGCAGAACGCCGTATCTCAGCGCACGGCGGAGCCGCAGGAAATCGACGAGGAGGAGTCGCTGCCGTGGGATCAGGACGGCGTGGGCGATGACTACGAACTGAGCATTTGAGGGAGTGATCTTTATGGCAGAAGAAAAACGGTATTTCTGGCTGAAACTGTACGACGACTTCTTTACCTCAAAACGCATCAAGAAACTGCGGAAGATAGCCGGAGGAGATACATACGTCATCATCTACTTGAAAATGCAGCTCATGGCGATGAAGCACGACGGCATCCTAAAGTGGTCTGGGTTGGAAGAAAAGTTTGCCGACGAGTTGGCTTTGGACATGGACGAAGATCCCGCCAATGTGGAAGTCACACTGCGCTATCTTATTTCTTGCGGGTTGGCGGAAGCATCTGACGATTTGACGGAGGTTTTTCTTCCTTACGCCGTGAAAAATGTGGGCAGTGAAGGGGCCGCGGCTCAGCGGATGCGCGACTATCGGGCGCGGAAAAACAATGCTTTGCCCCAGCCAGAGCGTAACGTTGTTACAACACCGTGCGAAATCGGTTACGGAGAGAAAGAGATAGAGTCAGAGATAGAGTCAGAAATATATACAGGCTCTAAAGAGCCTGTGTGTCGGACAGGCGATGTCCGACGCATCGTGACGGCGTGGAATGAGACCGGCCTGACCCAAGTGATGAAGGTCACGGCGGAGACCAAACGGGGACGGGCGCTGAAAGCACGCATCCGGGAAAATGGCGTGGACGGTGTGCTGAAAGCTATTGAGAACGTGAAGAACAGCCCGTTCCTGAAGGGGAAGAACAAGCGCGGCTTCGTGGCCAGCTTCGACTGGCTCATCACCAGCCCTGACAACTTCCAGAAAACCCTTGAGGGGAACTACACACAGGAATTCACACCTGTGGACGGGAATCCCACCATTGACCACACCAGCGAAGCATACCAGATCGCACAGTACCTCGCCAAGGAAAAGGCCCGAGATAACCCAGGCAGGGCAAATCCCACCGAAGCAGAGATGCAAAGGCAGGCCGCGGCGCTGGACGAACTTCACGAGCAGAACGGCGTAGCGTGGGATACAGTGGACAACGTACTCTATTTCGCACTGAACAGCACGTGGTGGGGGAAGAAAGTGCAGAGCACCTTTGACCTGAAACGGTACTTCAACGAGATATTCGCCGACATGGTAAAAGAGCAGGGGCCGGTGAAGGAGGAGTGAGACGATCATGGCAAACGAGATAATGCCTGCGCCGATGCTCCGCCACAGGGACACCGCGGAGATGGAATATCTGCTGGTGGGTTCCCTCTTGCAGAAACCGGAGCTGGTGCGGAAGTTGGCCGAGCTGGTGGAGAAGGACGATTTCAGCCTGTCGGTATGCGGGGCTGTGTTTGACCGCTGCTTGCAGGACACGCGGGCAGGACGGCATTTTGACATCGCATCCGGCGTGGAGGCCATCAAGGATATGGTCGCAGAGCCACTGCAGTTCCTGCGGCAGTGCAGTGAGATCACCGTGACCACCGCCAACGCAGAGCTCCACGCACAGCTGATACATAAAGCGGCTGAAAACGAACGGTTTTGTGAGCGTGTAACGGAAGCGCTCCAGAACGAAGAAGATCCGCAGGCGGCTGTGGCGGCTATCTGCCACCAGAAGATGAAAGCGCGGCGGGGCGGACGGCTGAAAACCATGGCGGATGCCATGAGCGAGGCCATGGACAGCATCTCCGGCAAAAAGGAGGGACGTATCGACACGGGGTTCCCGCTGCTGGATGCGACCCTGAAAGGCTTGTGGCCTGGACAGTTGATCCTCGTGGGAGCGCGGCCGGGGTGCGGCAAGAGTGCCATGTGCATGGAGATGGCGGAGGCTGCTGCACGAAAAGGGAAGACTGTGCTGCACATCACGGCGGAGATGCTGGCTGGAGAGGTGGGAGAGCGCCTGTTGGCCAAGCGGACAGCGGGTGTGACCATGGATCAGCTCATTGACGGCGTTCCGGAGACGGACGAGGAGTTGTGGATGAACATCGCCTATACCGCCAGCGTGGAATCGAAACTGCCAATCTATTTTTACGATGGGCCGGACGTGACGGTGAGCCGTATCCGAGAGCTGGCGCTGGGCATCGAGGATCTGAAAATGATCGTGGTGGACTATCTGGGCTTGATGATCGGTGAAAAAGACAAGCGGGCCGAAAACCGAAATCTGGAACTGGGCGGCATCAGCAGAGAACTGAAACTGCTGGCATCGGAGATGGAGATACCCATTGTGGCGGCGGCGCAGTTGTCCCGCACGGTAAACGAGACGGACAAGCCCAAACTGTCCTCTCTGCGAGACAGCGGAGAGCTGGAGCAGAACGCAGTGAAGGTCATCTTCCTCTGGAAAACAGACCCAGGAGATGATACGCAGGTAGGATGCACCGTGGCGAAGAATCGGCGTGGACGCACCGGAGATGTGAACCTCTATTTCGACGGGTCAAAGATGACATTCATGGAGGTGAGCAAGAGAACGGAAGATGAGGAACCGGTGGACCGGTTCCATCGGCGTCCCAGAAGAAAGCGTCTGGATACGAGCACCGTCGAGGAGTGACCGGAGAGTATGGGACTGACAATGGAGGACATAGGCCGCTTCAGCCAGAAAGCACAGGCACAGATATTGCAGAAAATGCAGGCACAGCAGACGCCGCAGGAGAACCAAAGCCCCAGGAAAGGCAACAAACTTCACGCCAAACCTGTGGATATGACCATGCCGGATGGCACGCAGATGCACTTCGACAGCCGGCGGGAAGCTCGGCGGTACATGGATCTGTGGCTGATGCAGCGGGCAGGCGAAATATCGGGGCTGCGGAGACAGGTACAGTATCCACTGATCCCAAAGCAGGTGCATCCGGACGGTACGAGGGAGCAGCCAATCGACTATGTAGCTGATTTTGTGTACCAGAAAGACGGCGAGACGGTGGTGGAGGACTCCAAGGGCTTTCGTGACACCGCCAGCGCCACATACAGGGTATTCGTGATGAAAAGAAAACTGATGCTGTATATCCATGGCATCAGCGTGAGGGAGGTTTAAGGAACATGACAGGAAGCACAGCACTGCCGCGGATGCTCCGCATGGCACAGGGAAGCGTGCTGCCGTGGTTTTCGGCGGATAGGATAGAGGGGAACCTTCGCAGAGGGGGGCGGTTTGCCCCAGATGCGGCGCAGCTGCCCAGAGGCGAAAATATGGAGGACATCGAGAAGTGCCTGACATGTACGAAGCCGGAGTGCAGCAACTGCCTGCGCGAGAGATACGACAAAAAAGGTGATCTGGCAGAGAGCCTGCGCCTGCGCCGGTGCGACGGGGAGGCGGGCTGATGGGCAAGCAGCATTTGAACCGGGACGACCGGATCTTTATGGACGGCAAGCGCAGAGGTACGCAGGAGTGCATGGACATGGTGGCAATGGCGCTCATTGACAAGTGCGGCTGGCACGTCCAGGAGGAGACGCCGGACAGCCGCGACACCCACAGCATCGCGTATCTGTACGAGTGCTTAGAAAAGATCACGCAGGAGATCAACGAAGGCCGCATCAAGCGCAAGCACATCAAGGATATGCTGAAGGACGAGTGCGGCGTGGTGTTTGGAGATTAGGAGGGGACGCGCCATAAAGCACTTGGGAGATATTACCAAAATCAACGGCGCGGGGATCGAGCCGGTATGGGTGGTGACGGGCGGAAGTCCCTGTCAGGATATATCCATCGCCGGGAAACGCGCCGGTTTGGCGGGAGCGCGAAGCGGCCTGTTTATGGAGCAGGTACGCATCGTAAAAGAAATGAGGGAGGCGGACAAACGGAATGGACGGACAGGTGACATGGTTAGACCTCGGTATCTCGTGTGGGAGAACGTTGTCGGAGCATTCAGCAGCAACAGAGGAAAAGACTTCCACGCCGTGCTGGAAGAAATTGCGCGTATCGCAGAACCAGGATTTTCTCTATCTGGACTGCCGGAAAAGTGGAAATGGACAAAAGCAGGAGCCATTGACGGTGATGGGTGGTCTATCGCTTGGCGAACTCACGACGCTAAAGACTGGGGAAAAACCATCCGAGACAGCCGTACAGGAAATGTTATCCGTTTGGGGACCCCACAGCGTCGCCGAAGAATCTCGGTTGTCGCAGATTTTGGAGGTGAATCCGCTGCCCAAATACAATTTGACCGCGAAAGCTTGTCAGGGGATATTGCGGAGAGCGGAGCGGCGGGGGAAGGACCTGCCGGAGCGGCTGAAAACGGTTTTAATCCGGCAGTCGGGGACTGCCTGACGGCTTGGGATTGCCAAAGCAAGCGCATTTTTGACACAAATGGAAAATCTCCCACACTGCAAGGTGGTGTTGGCGGAGGGGTAAATAATCCTGCAATATTCTGCATGGCCACACTGGCAGCGGCCCCCAGCGGGACGAACCAAACACCGGCGGCGATGGCATTTGACACCACGCAGATCACCAGCAAGGAGAACGGAAGTCAGCCTGAGTTCGGCAAACCGTGCCACACACTGAACGCGAACGCCCATGTGCCGTGCGTGGCACTGGAAGTGCCGCTTACATACCAGATGAATGGTTTTGGAGATTACCGCGCCGCCGAGGTTGCAAGCAGTTGCAAGCAACGGGACTTTAAGGACAGCACAGACCTTGCCATCACAAACATGGTAGTTCGCCGCCTGACACCGATGGAATGCGAACGGCTGCAAGGTTTCCCTGACGGATGGACGGATATTGGAGATTGGGTTAAAACAGATAAACGCGGGCGCGAAATAAAAGTGAAAGGAAGTGCGGACAGCCCACGGTACAAGGCGCTGGGCAACTCCATCGCCCTGCCCTTCTGGGACTGGATGCTACGGCGCATGGCGCGGTATCTGCCGGAGGGCGCGACGCTGGGGAGCTTGTTTGACGGAATAGGTGGGTTCCCGCTGTGCTTTGAGCGGATACACGGCAAAGGCACGGCGCACTGGGCAAGCGAGATCGAGCCGTTTCCCATCGCGGTGACAAAGAAACATTTTCCAGAGGAGGGATGACATGACAAGAGACGAGATCGTGACCGCACTGCGGCGCTGTGCAAAAAACCTGTTTAGCGAATGCCCTAACTGCAATATGTACTACGAGGCAAATTGCATTGTAAAGCTAAAAACCGCCGCCGCTGGCCTGATCGAGAACCAGCAGCGGCACATCGAGGCGCTGATGAAAGCCAACGCCGGACTGCGGGACACTGTACTGCGGCGGGATGCGCAGATCGCGGACATGAGTGATGGACTGGCGCAGTTTGCCAAGGCCGTGGCGGTGAAGGAGGAGAAGAAATGAGCCTTGAAGTATGCCCGATGACGCTCAAGGAGGCGAACGCCTTTGTGGAGCAGCATCACCGACACCATAAGCCGGTGGTGGGACACAAGTTCTCCATCGGCTGCACGGACGGAAAGGAAATCGTGGGCGTTGCCATTGTGGGCAGACCGGTGAGCCGACATCTGGACGACGGATGGACGCTGGAGGTCAACCGGCTATGCACAGACGGTACCCACAACGCCTGCTCCATGCTATACGCCGCTGCTTGGCGGGCGGCACGGGCGATGGGCTACAAGCGACTTGTGACCTACATACTGGACAGCGAAAGTGGCACAAGCCTGAAAGCCAGCGGGTGGAAATGCGTGGGACAGGCTGGCGGCTTGCGTTGGACGGGTAAGCGCAGACCGGAGGTTGACCTATACCCGGCACAAATGAAAATTCGGTGGGAGAAGGAGACGAGCTGATGGAACGACTGACACAGCGACTTAGAACTGGTGAGGTTCTTATGGCGTCAGATTACGAGGAGAAATACACGGAACAAGAGTGGATCAGTGTGCTGCAAGACCGCCTTGCTGCCTACGAGGACACGGGGCTGACGCCGGGAGACATCAAGGAATTGCTTTACATGGCTGTGTCGAAAACAGACAAGGTTTTGCGGCTTAAAGAAGAATTGCACACCATAAAGAACGAGCTATGCCAACACTGCGGAAAGTACAAACAAGCACACGAGGGCACCTGCGACGGGTGCAAATGGAGGGAAATGTGATGGACGCTGTATATCGCATTATCGGTATTATCGTGTGTGGGCTGGGCGGAGGGCTTTTGTGCGTTGCCATCGTCTGGTTTCTCGGGTGGCTGGTGTGTTGTGCGTGGGCAGCTTTCAGCAACAAGTTCCGAGCGGTTTGTAAGGCGGAAAGTCTGATTTTCGAGTATCGGAAGTACCACGAACATTTTTTTGGCGTGGCTGAAACTTAGCGAGGAGGAAAAGTAAATGGACGCTGTGAAGTTTTTGCAGGAAAGAGCAAGAATGTGTAATTCGTTTTCGCCGGATTGCGAAGGATGCCGCGTGGATGAAGAAAAACCGGTGATGAGCGAATGCTATCGATGGATGTTTGAAAACCCCGAAAGAGCCGTCAAAATCGTTGAGGACTGGTCTGTTGCACACCCGCGCAAGACGCGGCAGAGCGTGTTTCTGGAGCAGTGGCCGGAGGCTTACGTCGCAAAAAGTACGGGCCTGATTGACATACAGCCGTGTTTCATAGACAAAACTTTGAACCCTCATGGCTGTGTCAAAAAATGTGCCGATTGCAAGCGCGAGTTCTGGATGCAGGAGGTGGAGTAATATGACCAAACAAGATGCTGCTGTATTGCTGGTGCATTTGTACGCTGATTACTCTGTTTTGTGCGCCAAATACGGAGGCCACCCCGATGATGGTACAGAGGAAGCAGTAGCAATGGCTGTGCAGGCATTGAAGGAGGTAGAGTGATGGAAAATCTGTTGCAAAACATCGCCAGCGGGCTGTGGATCGTGTTGGGCGTGTACTGTTTCTTCGGACTGAGGACGTGGAACAAGCGGTTCAGTGAGCTATATGACGAGCTGAAAGAGGAGATGGAGTGATGAGCAGCATCACAAGACAACAGTTTCAAGAGCTTAGAAATCTTGAAGAACTCGATTACGGCGAATTTATCAGACGGTTGGAGTTATACACCGGGATTAAAGCCGTACCATGCACAGCATATCAGTTTTACGATGATTCTGGTGATTACATCTGCGACAGCTGTGACAGTTTAGTAGACGATATTTTGAGATTGGCGTATGTGGAGGTGGAGTGATGGAAATTTTGAAAATTATTTTCCCGCTGCTGATGGTAGCCGGTGCGCTGGGCAGTTTGGTGGTAAATATCGCCAGCAAGGGGGACTGGGCTACCAGTTTGCAATGGCTGGGCGCGTGCCTACTGTATACTGCGCTGACAGTGCGGAATATGAGCTGAGGAGGAGCTGGGATGGCTGACAAATACCATGCGAAGTGGAATTACCGGGATTTTGCCACAGATGTGCGTATTTTCAGGGGACAGCAGCGGGCGTTCGATTTTTTAGGCGACATGGCGCACGACCTCGATGACGCCATCGGGATGCTGGAAGGGATTGAACACCTACCCGCAATATGCCTACAACTGGAACTGCTGAAAAGAAAGTGTTATTACCTCGGCATGGCAAATGGGATCGGGAACTTGTGGGGAAGGGAGACAGAATGAAGCTGACCATTATCTTCAAGGATGAGTTTGAGGAACACATGAAAAAGCAATTCGGGTCTTTCACGAATCCACAAGTCTATGGTGTGAAGTCTGTACACATGGAAGGTGAGTATCTGTACTCCACGATTTCGGACACGGTTCGCTGGCGCATGGATGACATTTCCAGATTTTACTGTGAGGAGGGCTGACAATGGCGACAAAGAGAGTGTGTGACCGCTGTGGTGCGGAGATCAATCCGTACAACTCCGTCACCTACGCCGGTATGCGGCAAGTTAAGAACGACATAAACGACAACGACTACGAGTTGTGTGTTTCGTGCGCTCACAAACTGCGGAAATGGTTCAACGGGGAGGAGAAACTCCCCGCCGCTGATGTTGCGCCGGTGAGGCGTGGGCGGTGGGCGCATCTTGGCGGGGACGAGTGGTGCTGCTCTGCGTGCGGCTTTGTCATTACCACTGAAGGCAGTTGGGACAAACCTACCAAAAAATACTGCGAGGATTGCGGCGCGAAGATGGACGGAGGTGACAACGATGCGGCTGATTGACACGGATAAACTTTGCGCACGCCTGAGCCGCAACGCGACACCGTATTTTACAGTACCAGATATTGAAAACGCTCCCACCGTAGATGCTGTGTCCGTTACTCGGTGCAAGAATTGTCGGTCATACAACAAACCGAAAACGGGATGGTGTGAAGTCCATCTCGATCGTGAACATCCGGACGACTTCTGCTCCTACGGCAAACGAAAGGACGGAGGGGAGGGGAGGGGAATGGCTGAGATGAAACGCGCCAAATGGGTATTCACCAAAAAGCACCTATGGTACAGAGACAATCACGGTGAGATAGACCTGTGGAGACTGGACTATGGGTACCACAACGGGCCGGAATGCCAGATATGCGGGGAGGCGTTCTGCGAGGACTGCCACAAAGACTGGGCGGACAAGGAGTGTAGCATAGGGCACTACGAGTGCTCGGTGTGCAGCGAAGTGTCCAGAGATGGGCACGAAAGGTTCTGCCCCAACTGCGGCGCGAAGATGGACGGAGGTGACGATCATGTATAATTTGCGAAACGAACTTATGCACTATACGAATGACCTTTCTGACGGCACGGATTTGAAAGTAGAAGCCGTTGCAGCCATTGAGCACATCGTACAGTATATGGACGAAGATGAGCTGCTTCACCACAGCAGACCGCTTGCACTTGCTTATCTTGCACTGACAGAGGATGTCGATTCTGTGCCGGTTGTACGGTGCAAGGACTGCAAGCACTACGACAGAGACGAGTGCTATCATCCGAGACATGAAAAGCACCAGCAGTCCATTCCCCAATCGCCCGATGACTTCTGCTCCTACGGCGAACGGAGGGAAGCCAAGACATGAGGATGTACTACACCGTGTATGACGCCCGGACGGATGAGGTGCTGGCTTTCGGCAACGCTACGCAGTGCGCGGCCACGCTGGGCTGTGCCAATGCACGGATATTCCACTCTATCGTCAGCAAGGCATGGCACGGAAAGATCAAAAAATACGCCGTGGTGGCGGAGGACTTGGACAAGGAGGAGACGGGTAATGATGAAACGATACATAGCGGCATTCGGACTGCTGACCGTGGTGCTGGGGCTGCTGGCGGCGGTGCTGTTGGTGTACGGCAGGGTATACGAAACGGCCATCGGCTGCGTATGCTGCAGCGTGATCCTGTACACGGCGGTGATCTCCGGATGGGTAGCATGGGAAGCGTGGCAGGAGGAAAGGCGGAAGAAATGAACAGCGGGAAGAAAATGGTGGTGGGTGCAAGGCCGTACAAGCCCAAGGTCACTTGCGACCTGTATGTGTCGGAAAAGGGAGAGTGCGCGGGGCTGAACACGCTGGTATGTGCGGAGTGCGGAAAGTGCGCGTTTTACAAGAGCAGAAAGCGGGCGCGGGAGGATCGCCTTGCCAGCATCGTGGCGCGGCGGGCCAAGGGACTCGTGATCTCCGACATGGAAGCACAGCAGCTGCTGGAAGCCATGAAGCGCGAACCGGAACGGGAGGGCGGCTGATGGCTGTCAATGAGGTGTTTTGCAGGCGGCTGCGGATGCTGCGGGAGAGAAAGCATCTCAAGCGCCGGGTGCTGGCGGAGCTGTGCGGACTGAGCCAGCACATGATACGACGGTATGAGGAAGGAGAGATGGAACCAAAGTCCTCCTCGTTGGAGGCACTGTCGGACTATTTCGGCGTGACTGTGGACTATCTTTTGGGCCGGGAAGAAAAAAATAAGAAAGGGACTTAAAAGTCCCTCACCATTCTGGAAAACTGCGACAATGGTACTTGTAAGAGTGGAAGACTCTGCAAGTACCATTTCTTTTTACCTAAAAGAGAGGAGTGCGGCATGGCTGAACTGGAACCGGTGAGCGCGGAAAAGCAGCAGGCGTATTACAACCAGCTGGCAGACGCGGTGGGGGAGAGTTTGGCTTATTTTTATGCCTGCATACGCTTCAACAAGCCCTTCGACATGAACGCGCTGCCGGCAAGCGGGAGCAAAAACAAGTGGATGGCCTATTGCGATAAGCTGGCGAAAAAGAAACTGGACCGGACGCCGGGAGGCGGAGAACTGGGCTTTCTCGATGGGCTGACGGACATCACCAAGATATTCGGAGAGGGGCTGGAGAACGGCAACTTCACCAAGGCGGTGAGCGCGGAGAAGAGCGCACGGGACGGCAGGCAGGGCACCAAGCGGCAGGCCGCCGACTGGGGCGAGGGAACGGGGAAAATGCCCTACACCAGCGAGGACTACAACGAGTTTGACCGCATCTATAACGCGCTGTGTGCCGACTTTGGCGGGGAGCAGGCGGTGAGCGCCAAGCAGCAGCTGATTCTGCGGAACGTGGCGAAGTGGACAAAGCAGATGAACGACGCCGCGGAGATGGGCGCCATTGACAAGGCCAAGAAGCTATCCAGCATGATACAGGAGAACCTGGCATCGGAAAACCTGCGAAAGAAGGACACGAAGCCGGTGGAGGACTTGCGGCTGGACAACATGGTGGTGGCGCTGGAGCGGGCGGGACTGCTGAAAAACGGGAAGCCCTGCGAACCGGACGAGGCATTCCGTATATTCTTCGGACGGCCGTGCAAATATCCCTACACGCGGGATGCTGCCGACCAGATGATACTGATAAACGAAAACCGGATGCGGCAGAACGACGGACTGCCGGAGCTGACAGAACTGCCGGACGAGATGCGGCTGGAGGACAATCTGGGCGAGTTTGCAGAGAAACCAAACGAGGCGGAGAAAGAAGCCTACGAAAAGCTGGGGCTGGTGCGGATGCGCCCAGTGAAAAAGAAGAAAAAGCCGGGTAAGCCCAAAGCAAACGCAGAGGATGTGAACACCGATGGCGAGGCGAACGGGTAAAGCGTATGTGGCCGGACTGGGCTGGGTGACAAAAAAGCCCACGCAGGAGCGTAGCTACGAAAACTATGAGGACGCCTTTTGGGCATTTTTGGTATGGGTGTGCCGATTCTACCCGGATAAGGCGCTGGACGTATTCAGGAGCCCGACGGCGGATTTTGCCAACGAGGAACTGCTGCAGCGGGTGATGGTGCGGGTATACGCCCGCAAGGCTTCTGTTTCCTTTACCGGAACGCGAGGCGTGACAAAGACCAGCACGAAGTTCAAGTATGCAGAACTGAACGGGCTGGTATGGCCGGGGACGCAGAGTGCCTACTATGGCCCGGCATACAAACAAATGGCGACCATAGGCAGCAAGACCTTCCGCCAGATAGAACACGACTACCCGGCACTGTCCAGACAGTGGCGGGTGACGGCGGAGAGCAAGGACGACTTTAAGATAGAGACAGACTGCGGGAGTGCCTTTTACATATCCGCCATGCGCGGTGACAACATTCACGACGTGACGGCGGAGGAGTACGCACAGGAAGAAAATCCGGCGTTCGACTTCGCGGAATACACGACGGTGGTGCTGCCGGCTGTGCGACTGACGCACAATGTAAACGGTAAGCCGGACCCCAACTATATCCCCTACAAGGATCACGCCATTACCAGCGCGGGGCGGAAGCAGAACCACGCTTACGAAACGCGGTGCGAGAACATGAAAGCCATGCTGGCGGGCGAGAGCGCCTATGCCTATGACATATCGTGGGAGTGTGTGGTACTGCAGCAGATGCGGCCCTATTCGTGGGCGCAGAAGCTGCGGACGAAACTGACGCCGGAGCGATGGATGCGCGAGATGGAAAGCCGCTACACCGGGGCGGACAGCAACCCCATCGTGCGGGACGAGGTGCTGGCGGAGTGCCGCAAACTGATGATCGCGGAGAACCGGCACTGCGCCTACGACATAGGCAACAAACTGAAGCCGGAGGACGTGATCTACATCGTGGGGTATGACGTATCCTACGCCGACGACAAGAAAAACGCGAAATGCGCCTGCGTGGTACTGAAATGCACACGGCAGACGGACTGGCTGAAGCGGGACCGCTACCTGAAGCAGGCGGTGTATGTGGACGTGTGGAACCCTCCTGTAAAGAGCATGATGCAGGCACAGCGGATCAAGGACGTGTGGAGCCGCTTCTGCTATGAGGGCGGAGCACCCACGTACCTGGCCATAGACGCATGGCAGTACGGCACCAGCGTGGTGGAGAACCTGATGATGGACCTGGGAGACGGCCTTGCGCCGCTGTGCGTAAGGAACCACGCAAGCTTCACGGAACTGGAACAGGAGAACGCCGTGCCGTGCCTGTACCCCATCAAGGCGGGCGGCGCTGGCGTGACGGATCCGGACGCGGAGATGGTGCGGTACGCGGAACTGCAATTCGAGAACCGGAACGTGGAGCTGCTGTGCTCTAACGTGAACGAGGGCGTGGAGAACTACAAGAAGTACCACCGGATCAAGGACGACAGCATGGATGCCATGCTGGCCGACCCCTACATAAAGACCCGGGAGCTGGTGGGGCAGATACAGAACCTGAAAAAGGTGGCCAGCGGCACGACGCAGAAGGAAGAACGCATTTCCAAGCACATACAGCGCGATATATGGTCGGCGCTGAAATATGCGCTGCGGGTGGCGCAGATACTGGAGCGAGAGGAACTGGCGCAGGCGGTGCGGCACAAGAGCGACTGGGACGCGGAGCTGGCAAAATACAAAAACCGTGCCGCGGCACCGCACAGAGCGGCGGCAGCCGGCGCGGGAGGCCGCACGGTGACGGCGCGGCGCGGCGGGAGGATATGCTGAAATGGCGGCAAGGAAGTACAGACTGTACGCGGCGCGGGTGACAGGCGAAACGGTGGCGCTGGCGGAAAAGGAGCGCTTTGTGCGGATAACGGCGGGGTATATGCTGCTGTACCGCACTGCGGCACCGAAGAAAATGCAGACGGTGGAGATCAAAGGCGCTGATCTGAAGCGCCTGACGGAGCGAGACCGGCTGTGGCTGGCGGACTGCATCGCGGCGGTGCTGGCGGGCGGGGTGAAAAAGAACATGGCTGACACGCAGAAGCGGCTGAACGAGCTGCTGGACGCGTGGGAGAGGGAGCTGGAAAAAGAGCGCTCCCGCATAGACGAGGAGGCGGCGCATGGAGCAGGAGAAGCGGAGGAACCTGACAAGTGAATTGCAGAGCGTAGCCTGCGGCACCTACCCGGAGATATTCAAGCGGTTCAACGCGCTGGCGGAGCAGTACGGCAATATGCCGGCAGGGGCGCTGGCCAGCGCCTTCAGCCGGGTGAGCATGAGCCAGTCGGCACGGGTGAACCCCTATATACAGAACCGAAGGGTGCAGGCCATCTCCTCGCTGCCGGAGGACTTTACCAAGAATACGGTGGCAGAGATGCTGACCGCCCCGCTGGGCAATGAGCAGGGGCTGCGGCAGGTGGAGCACGGGCTGGAATTTACGGCCTATCCGCTTTTCCACACCCGGAAGATGTACCAGGATCTGCTGACGTATCACAGCTACATCGCCCCGGAGTTCACCGACAAGGACACGGCGAAGAACGACGATTTCTGGCGGGAGTGGAAGCTGCTGGAGAAGCTGCGGCGCAAGCTGGACGTAAAGACCACGGCCCACAAGCTGGCGGGGCAGGCGGTGCAGGAGGGCAAGGTATTCTACTATCCCCGCGTGAGCGTGGACAAGCCCCACAACAAGGTGAACTACGCCTTTATGCAGCAGCTGCCCAGCGACTGGGTGAAGATCGTGGGGTTCAACAGCGTGTCGAAGTACACCGTGGCCTTTAACATGATGTACTTCCTGAAGCCGGGCTGTGAGCCGGCGCAGTTCGGGGACCTGTTTAAGCCCTACTGGGGCATATTCACCCAGGTGGCGGCGAGACCGCCCAAGGGCGCGGGAACCCGGTATGTATACGCGGCGAAGAACACCATCAATATGAACCGCTTTACCGAGCTGAAAACAGCAGCGGAGCAGGACGGCGGCGTGCTGCCGGGAGACCCGGACGTGTACTATCAGAACGGGAAATGGTGCTACTGGGTGACGCTGCCGGTGGACGCGGTATACCCCTTTGAGATAGACGATGCGCAGACGGCGGTGGTATCTCCACTGACGGGACTTTTCCTGTCGTTTATCCAGATCGCCCAGTACGAGCAGATACAGCTGGAGCTGGTGCAGAACCCGCTGATCTCTCTGCTGACAGGGGAGATAGAGTATGCAGATGATGCCAACCGGCAGCAGTCGGATAGCTACAAACTGAGCAACGCCGGCTGGGAACTTTTCCGCACGCGGTTTTACGACGAACTGGCGGAAAACAACACCAGCGGCATTGGCTGGTATGCGGCGCCCCTGCGGAACATGGAACTGCACCAGCTGGCGGAAGCGCCCAGCGCCACGAAGATAAGCTCCGCAGGGTACGGCTACACCATGGCGAAGGCGGGGCTGAGCGCACTGATCCCCACCAGCGACGAACCGCGGGCGGGCGTGGCGAACATCAGCTTGCAGATAGAGAGCAAGTTTGCCGAGCAGATATACCGCTGCTACGAGCGGATGATGCAGGGCATCATGGATGGGCTGAATCTGAAATATTCCTGGCGATTTGAGTGTTTCGGGGACATTGCCACGGACAATGATTTGAGAGAAAGCCTGAGAAAAGATATGACGCTGGGCATACTGCCGGCAACGCTAAAATATCTGGCTATGAACAATATGTCCCTGCTGGATGATATGTCCATAAGCCGCGCGATGCTGGAATCCGGCATTATGGATTTGAGGAAACCTCTCAGTTCCACGTTTACGGAAGCGAAAAACGGCGGAAACGGAAGTGGCGGCCAGACCCCAGAAGCCAAAAGGGCAATTAACCCCGGGGGCAGACCGGTATCGGAAGGGACGCCGGGGACCGAGGGGCAGGAAGCGTCAGAGGACGCGGGAGACTGAGAGAATGAGCATGACGGCGATACTGACAGCGGACGACCTGCACGAGATCAACCGGGAGCTGGCCCGCGGCAACGACGTGGAGATACGCCGGACGGCGGACGGGCTTGCCATAAAGGCACACACCGTACACACGGTGAAGAAAAAGAAAGGCACGGCTATGCAGGTGCCGATGGAGCGATAGGGCGGCGAGAGCCCCTGCGACAGTGGGGAACGAAAACAGAAAACGCGGCTGCCGCGACCGAAGGCTTGCGCTGATGCGCGGGGTAATGAGGTAGGCACGATGGCCGTGGAAAAGAGAATAATCGCGGTAAAGGGACTGCGAGAAAAGCCGAAGGGGGCTGCACCGGTGGAGAACACCGGTTGCGGCTCCATTTTCATTTTGCGGAGAGAGGGAGTGAGGACATGAGAGCACAGAAATACGCCAGCTGGGATAACCCGCGGTTCGCGCCTATGCGGGAGCCGATGCGCCGAGTGATGGAGGCATACGGCAACGCGGAAAAGTGGTTCGCGGACATCAAGGACCGGGTGCTGTGCGACATGGGTATGCCGTTTCTGTCGGATGCGATCCATAAACTGGAGCATAAGCAGCCGGAGCGGATAGACGAGTTCGCGGAGATACCCCACGACTACCATTTGCGGCTGATGTACCCCGGTACGCCGGAGCTGGACGAGGACTTTGACAACGACCTGGACCGGGTATTCGAGGTGTGCGTGGCCATTGTGGACGGTGTCAACGAGGCACTGGGCGGATTTATCCGCGCCACGGCGGATGGGGAGTTCAACGCCCTGTCGCTGAAAGCGGAGGAACTGCAGATCGCAAACACCGACGACCGGCGGAAGCTGCTGGACGCCTGGACCATGTGGGACAACGGTGAAATGAGCCGCGCCACCTTTGACAGTTGGTGCAGAGAACTGTTTGAAGGCGGTGAGGACGAATGAGCTCGCTGAAAACCAAGGCACTGCCCAAGAATGTGAGCGCCAGCGGCACCCTACAGGTGATGCAGAAGCTGAACGAGTATGAGTTCGGCGTGGAGCTGTGGGTCATGCGCGAAGGCGAGAACCGGAACAAGTGGGACTACCGCAACCTGCGGGACTACTACAAGACCTTCATCGGGCAGCCCATTCTGATCGCCTATGTGGGGCAGCAGGTGGGGGACGGACACAACATGAGCAAGCGCCGGGATCCAAAGACCGGGGAGGAGTACCAATCCTTCATGGAGGGGACGGCGGAGCGCATCGTGGGAACGCTGTCCGACGACGAAAAGGACTTTACCCTTGTGGAGAGGGGCGGTCATACATGGCTCAGAGCGAAGGGACGGCTATTTGCTTTTTACGCCCCGGAGCTGACGCGGAAGATCGTGGAACAGGGCACGATGGATGTTTCCGCCGAGACAATGGTGTCGGAGAGCCACAAAGAGGGCGATGTGGACGTGTTTACCAAATGGTCGGGCATAGGCGTGACCATTCTGGGAGACAGAGTAAACCCGGCGATACCGGGGGCGAGCATCGCAAAGCTGGCGGCCATGCAGGAGGAATTTAAGGAATTGAAGCTGCGGGCCGCGTCGCTGCACACAGCCGCAGAGGGCAGCGACGGCAACGAACCCGACAAAAACACAAAAAAAGGAGTGAAAAGCAACATGAACAAGAGAGCGATGGAGCAGATGCAGACCAAGTTCCCCAACCACAAGGTGCTCTCCATGAGCGAGGACGGGCTGAACGTGGCGCTGCTGGACGCTTCCGGCAATCTTTTCGGCTACACCTTTAACGCAGACGACAACGGCGAGGTGATCGCCAGCAAGATCATGCCCTGTGCGGCGCACATCGTGCTGAGCGTGGGCGAGGTGGAGCTGAACGCCGATGTGGCGGACGTGGTGGACTACACCGTGGCCTCCGTGAAGGAGACCGACGGCGAGGTGAAGAGCCTGAACGCCAAGCTGGAAGCCGCCAATGAGCAGATCAGCGCCATGCAGGAGGCGGAGAGCAAGCGCCGGCTGAGCGCCTGCAAGGATTCCGCCAAGGCTACGCTGGACGCCTTCAACGCCAACCGGGAGGAAAAGGTGGCGGAGGATGCCATCAAGGCGGTGAACGAGAACATCGAGGCCGGACTGTACGCCAACAGCTGCGACAAGGACGGTGCGTGGCTGGGCGAGAAGCTGGTGCGCGAGGCGGTGCTGGCCGTGTGCGGCGAGGCCGTGATGGAGAGCGACAAGCGCAGCGCACAGAAGCGCAAGACCACCTACGCCTGGCAGCGCATCGCCGGCAACAGCGGCGAGGGAAGCGAGGGTGTGGACGCTCTGCTGAACAAGTGGGGCATCGACGCCGGCAAGTAAAACGAAAAGGAGAGTGAACAAACATGGCATACATTGAGAAAACCGCGTTTGAGCCGCGGATCACCAACAACGAGTTCAACGAACTGTGCAACATCACGGGACGCTATCAGGTGTCCGAGGCGGATGCGGACTGCTCCGCGGGCCTGCTGGTGGTGCGCGGCGAGCAACTGCCCTGCGCGGGCTTCAAGGGCATCAAGAACGAGAACGCCTTTTATATGACCGCTGCGGGTGCTGCCGCCAACGCCGACACCGGCGTGTACGCCTGCAACACCTACGAGTGGCCCACGCTGAACGGACGCAACGGCAACAACTACGCCGTGGGCACCGCCACGCTGGGGCTGGGCATCCCCGCCGGCCGGGACGGCACCTTTACCGAGATCGTGTTTGACGGCAAGCACGCCTACCGCTTCGGCGAGGGCAACCTGAGCACCGCCATCGGCGAGAACACCGTCTTCACCATCGCCAACGGTCTGCTGGTTCCCGCCGCTGCCGCCCCCACTGCTACCGGCGCCATTTACTTCAAGCTGAAGGGCACCGGCAACTTCACCGAGGGCGCCGGGCAGAGCTTCGTGTACTACGACGTGTGGGCCTGCAAGGTCAGCACCGTGACCGCGTGACAAGAGAGGAGAGTGAGTAAGAAATGGCAAAGCTGAACCTGAACAGCGTTTCCAATGAGGTTTTCGCCATCAACGGAAACGACCAGCGCGAGGACATCGTGGCCAAGGGCCGCGTGCTGTTTTATGAACACGCCCTGAAGGGCAAGATGGCCGTTCTGAGCGCCAAGGGGCAGAACACCACCGTGCAGCGCACCATGAACGACCGGGGCTACAAGCAGCTGAACGAGCAGTTCCAGCGGGAGAGCCTGCTGTATGCCGCCAAGCTGGCCTGCGCCAGCACCGGCAAGAAGGCACCCGAGAGCTGGGAAGAGTTCAAGCGCAACGGCGGCGAGTATTACGGCAACGCCCGCTTCTACGCCGTGCTGCAGGGCATCTGGCAGGAGGTCATCATCCCCATTCTGCCCGCCGTGTACTCCGAGGCGCTGAGCGACTTCGCCGAGACCGTGGAGATCGAGCTGGGCCAGACCTACGCCGTGAGCATCGGCAGCAACGACATCCCCGTTTTCCAGGACTCCAGCTGGGGCGCCAGCCGCAGCGTGCCGCGTAATCGCTTCTATTCCCGCGATTACACGCTGAACCCCACCCCCAAGAGCTGCTGGATCACCGCCAAGTGGATGCAGCTGGTGGGCACCAACATGGACTTCGGCGTTTTCTTCGCCAACATGGTGGCGGGTATGTACGCCAAGACCATGGGTATGTGGAACGAGGCCATGACCACCGCCACGGAGGACACCAGCCTGATCCCCACCAACCTGAACTTCACCTTCAACAACCAGAACTGGGTGAAGGGCGCCAACAAGATCGCCGCGCTGAACAACACCACCATCTCCGACGTGTTTGCCACCGGCGGCACCGTGGCCCTGAGCAAGGTACTGCCCAACACCGTGACCGGCTCCACCAACGTGAACATGGACGCCGCTATCGCCACGCTGCTGGGTGCCGACTACACCAAGGCCGGCTACCTGGGCGAGTTCATGGCGGTGCGCCTGATGCCCATGCGGGACGTTATCATCCCCGGCACTCAGAACACCACCGTGGAGACCATGCTCAGTGAGAACGACATCTGGATGCTGGCGGGCAACGGCAGAAAGCCGCTGACCATCGGCTACACCAGCGGAACGCCCATCTCTATCGAGATGGATCCCACCCGCACCGGGGATTTCGAGATCGGCCTGAACCTGACCATCGCTCTGGACTCTGTGGCCACGTTCGCGTCCAAGATCGCGCACTTCACCGTGTAAGGGAAACCACACCGGGGAAGGGGCGAAAGCCCCTCCCCGAATATGCGGATTTAGTTTAACCGGGAAAACGGCGGTCTCCAAAACCGCAGTTCGGGGTTCGAGTCCTCGCGTCCGTGCCAGATGAAAACGTTGGATCGTTTTCGCCCGAAAGGGAGTTTATGGGGGCACAAGCCCCATACGGAAGCGTAGCTCAGTCGGCAGAGCAACGGACTGTTAATCCGTGGACCGCAGGTTCGAACCCTGCCGCTTCCGCCATAAGGATGTGCGGTAAAGCCGCGGGTATGCAGCACGCCGACGTGTAAACGGGGCAGCGGCGGGAGCCTTGACGTGCTGCGGAGAAACAGCTAAGCAGTCAAGCCATGAAAAATCTGAGAGGAGCGAAAACATGGGCAGACAGAAGAGAAACGGGAGCCAGCTGGCCTCCCAGATCGCGGCGGAGACCGGCGAGGAGGAATTGCTCACGGTGCCGGCGGAGAACGTGACCGCAGTGGGATCGGACGGCAGTGAAACGCCGCTGACGGAACTGAGACCGGATCTGAAGGGCGAAGATGTGCAGGTGGAGAAAGAGGCCGTGCTGCCTGCACCGGAGAGTCCTGTCATGTATACCGCCGAGCAGGTGGAGCAGATCGTGAAGGAAGCCAGCGAAAAGGCGGCGGCTGCCGCCGTGGAAGCAGCGCTGCGGAACCTCCCGCAGCAGGCGGTGCCTCAGATCGTGCAGGTCAGCACCAGCGCCGAGCAGGTGCATTTCCTGTGGATGGCGCCGGTGGCGGATGACAATGTGGTGCAGTTCGGCGACGGCGGAATGTACGGGAACATCGTGGGAAAGACCGGCAGTTTCTATGTGCCGAAGCCCGATCTGAGCCGCATCCTGACGGAGGCGAATCGCCGCTATATGGCGCAGCGCTGGCTGATGGTGGTCAGCGGGCTGACCGGAGAGGAGCGCGAGGCGCTGGGGGTGGACTATAAGGACGGCGAGGTGCTGGACAAGAGAGCTTTCGCCAAGATGGTGGAGCTTGGTGATGCGCTGCTGGACATCTACCCTGCGCTGTGCGAGGGGCACAAGATGATGGTGGCGCAGATGTACGCCGATGCCTATCGGAAGGGGAGCACCTGCGTGACCCGCGACCGCACGGTGAAGCTGAACGCCATGAGCAAGCGCCAGGGACACGAAAAGGGCGACTTTATCGCCATCATCGAGGATATGAACGAGAAGGACACCAAGTAAAGCGGTCGAGATCGCGACCACTTTGGAGACATGCGGGAAGGAGGGAACGGCCATGATGCAGGGGGATGCCTACTCAATCCCCGTCGTGCTGCGGCAGGGAGAACTGCTGATCACGCCGGAGATGGTGCTGACGCTGGAGATCACCATAGGGAACCTGACCAGAACGTATCCAGGCGCGGTGCGCTACGACGAGGAGAACGGACAGTGGCTATTCCCGCTGACGCAGGAGCAGACCTTCGCATTTAAGGCCGGGAGGACGCCCCCGGTGCAGGCGAGGATAAAATTCAACGACGAGAGCGTGGTGGGGGCGAAGGGCAAGACCATATACGTCTCCGCAAGCCGGTCCAAAGGGGTGATGTAAATGGCGTTGCAGCAGTTCGCGGCGGAACAGAAGAAGAACGCCAACGCCAGCACCGCCCCGGTGGGGCAGCCCGTGGTGGAGATAGAAATACGGGATGTAGTGATACAGACCGGGGGAGAGATCATCCCCACCTACGAGGGCGAATATGAGGTAACACCACAGGTGGACAAGCCTGTTGTGCTGCATACAAAAGCCAAACGCATGAACGACGATGTGACGGTGAAGAAAATTCCCCAGTACGAAGTCAGTAATGCCGCCGGCGGAAAAACTTTAACGATAGGAGATGTGGAGTATGGCTAATCAGTACATCAACAAAGTAATTCTGAACGGACAGGTAAAAATCGATCTGACCGCCGACAGCGTGGTGCCTGCCAAACTGCTCAAGGGCATTACTGCCCACGACAAGACGGGTGCGACCATCACGGGTACGTGTACCTTTGATGCGGACACCTCCGGCGCTACCGCGTCCGCTGCGGAGATCCTGCTGGGCAAGACCGCATTTGTGAAGGGCGCGGAGGTCACTGGTACGATGCCCAACAACGGCGCTGTGGCTGGCAGCATCACCACCAAGGCGCAGGTGTATACCGTGCCCCTGGGCTTCCACGACGGAAGCGGCACCGTGCAGATCGCCGAGGCGGAGCAGGCCAAGCTCATCGCCACCAACATCCGCGAGGGTGTGACTATCCTGGGCGTGGAGGGCACCATGTCCGGCAGCGAGGACATGAAGGCACAGGCCAAGACTGTGACCCCCACCTTTGCCAGCCAGGAGGTCCTGCCCGACGAGGGGTACAACTGCCTGTCCAGCGTGACGGTGAACGCTATCCCCGTGAGCGAGACGGACAACGAGGCCGGCGGCGTGACGCTGACCATCGGCGCCTGAGAAGCGGAGGAAACGAGGTAAAAGGGCGATGGCGAAAAACGTAAACAAGGTCGTGGTGGACGGCGCGGTGAAGCTGGACCTGTCAAAGGACAGCGTGACGGCCAACACACTGGCGAAAGGCGCTACCGCCCACGACAAAAGAGGGGCACCCATCGTAGGAACGATGACAACGCCGCAGATCAGTGTGGCGGGCAGCGTGATGACGATAGCCTGACGGAGAGGAACAAAACGCATGGCGAGAGATGTAAAGATCAACGGCGTGACCTATACGGGCGTCTCCGTCGTGCAGGTGCCGCTGGCCGAGGGAGGCACGGCACGGTTCATGCAAGTCAATGGTGCGCCCGGAGCGCTGGAAAAGTGGAAAGCGGGGTTGAAGATAAACAACTCCACCTACCCGAACATCGGGCAGATGCGCTTCCCACTGGCGGAGGGTGAAGGCTACGCCCTGTACCTGTACGGAAACGGAGACTGGGAGGCGACCTACCGGGTGGCCCCCGGCTCCGCAGTACAGGTGGGAGACTTTGTAAAGATCACGAAAGGGCTATTCCCTTCGGCGACACTGTATCCGTCGGGGAGCACATACCCCAGCAAGGCGCCGCTGGTGGAGGGGCTGGGCGGAAATTCGACCGGCGCGGACGGCGTGGCACTGACGGACGGCACGGCGGGAGAACTGATAACGATCTATATTCCGGTATAAGGAGGGGAGAACATGGGGACGAAGTGGAGCGAGGTTATATCGAACCACGCGATGGTGGCCATCGACGACGTGCGCTTGCAGGAGGAGGCAGCCAACGACCCGGCGGCGTTCCTGCGGAGGATGAGCCTGTATATGGTGAACGCCATCCCCCTATTCTCCCTGCCGGTGCAGATGAGAGCGTATCTGGGTGAGGGGCTGGTACAGCCCAGCTACGGCGATTACTACTGGACCAGCAGTGAGGATAGCCTGGTGGGAGAAACGGAAGTGGACACCGGAATGGTGGGCTACGAGCTATTTTCCTGCGCCATTGTGGAGCAGGATGTGACGGGCGGCATGACGGCGGTGCCGTACACCGGGGCGAGCTACAACGCCGAAACAGGCGTGGTGACGTTCCCTGTGCAGGACATGGCGGGAATAAACTACACGCTGGACTTTTACACAGACGGTGAATTTGGCCACGAGCTGACAATGGAACAGAAGCGGCTCCTCGGCCTGTGCGTGGCGAGCGTATGGGACGAGAGGTTCTTCCGCAACTGGCTCAACGATCAGATGAAGATAAAGGACGCCAGCTTTGAAACGGTGAACGAGGGCACCTACATGAGAGAGGGTGCCGCAAAGCAGGAAAAGAACCGCGCGAGACTGATGGACGAGCTCCACAAGTACGAGCAGGATTGCACGTACCTGAACACGGTGCAGAGGGGGCGCAGCGGATACGGACGATACCGGTTTCTGTGAGACGCGGAGGTGAGAGGCCATGGCGGATATGAAAACCGGACTGGGGAATATCGCCGCGATGGCGGAAAAGCCGCAGGCACCCAGCAACAGGCCGGAACAGTACAACGACAAAAGGAACCCCTACTTTGGAGACCCGACGGCGCGGTTCGTGCAGGCATATGGGAAATATGCCGCGGACTACGTGGAGTGCAGGGTGCAGGGGCTGGACAGCGAACCCGCCAATTTCTGCGAGTGGAGCCGACAGCTGATACGTCTGGCGGACGCCAGGAAAAAGGGCAACGCCATAGACCGGCCCATTGATAATTATAAGGAGTTCCTGATGGTGGACCGGCGCATCGAGTATGTACCGGAGGGCGCCAAGGTAGAGACCATGGGGAGCACGTGGCTGGTGACGAACCCCGCCAACATCTCCTCCGCAGTGGGTGGGGGCATCATGCGGCGCTGCAACGCCACATGGAACCATCTGGACTGGTATGGCAACCTGCTGAAAGAACCGATGGTGGTGGAAAATGTGAAGCTGAACGCCAACGCCAACGACTTTCAGGAGACGGTGCTGGTGATGCAGGGGTACTTCAACATCATCATCCAGCGCAACAGCGAGACGGAAAACCTGGATGTCAACAGCCGGATGATCATGGGACGGATGGCCTACCAGATCACGGGATACAGCGATGTGGCGCAGGAATTCACGGGAGATGACGAGAGCTGCCGCCTGCTGCGGTTCACGGCGCGGATGACGGAGCCGGACAGAGAAAAGGATGACCTGGTGCTCCGCGTGGCCAATGCGTACCCCTTCAGCTGGGAAATACGGATAGGCGGCAGGGCGGCCATGAGCATCGGAGAAAAGGTGAAGTTCACGGCGGCATCCCTGCGGAACGGCGCGGAGGCAGACGGCGATGCGGAACACCCCGTGCGCTACCTGTGGTACAGCAGCGACGAGCGCGTTTGCCGTGTAGACCCCGTAGGGAATGTGACGGCGGTGGGCAGCGGGAGCTGCACGATCACGGCGGTGCTGGTGCAGAACGAGGAGCACTGCGGCACCTATGAGGTGACGGTGGCGGAGAGCACCGGAGGACTCCACTGGCAGACGGAGCCTGCGGTGCGGCTGGAGGCATATGGGAAAACTACGCTGACGGCGGTATACGTCGAAAGCGGCAGCGAGACAGAGAACACGGTGCTGTGGACATACGGCGGTGCAGATCCGAGTGCCTACACTGCGGAAGAAGACGGGAATACGGTGCGGATCTCCTGCTGGGGCGGCAGCGTGGAACCGCTGGTGGTGACGGCCCGCTGCGGAGAGGAGAGCGTGCGCGCAGTCATCGCGCTGGAGGGTTGGTAAATGAGCAAGACTACCTGTGAAAATGCCTATCGAAAGCGGGGAGAAGTCTCCCTGAGATGCCGCGCACAGAGCGGGGAGACGGATTTTTGCTGCTACCAATATTATTGCCCGGACAGCTGCCGCAACGAAAATGCGTCCCAGTGGCGTACCTGCGGGCTGCGGGCGAAGCGGGAAGAAAACATCCATTGAGAGTCTGAGAGGAGTGGAAACAATGGAGAACACCAACTGGAATGACGTTTTTGCGGGCGCAAGAACGTACATCCCCCTGATGAAGAAGGCGGAGATCGTGAGCCACTGCGCGGAGCGGTGCATTGACAGAGTGGTGGTGAACACCGGAGAGAAGTTCCGCGGGGACACGCCGCCGATGTACCGAGAGAACGGACAGCGGAAACGCCGCTATCTCATGGGCATCCTGGCAAAAGCATACCTTCGGCTGAGTTTTGATGCGGCGGAGGATGACGAGTGGCTGATGAGCGCGGATGACTACGACCGCATGGGTGTTATCCACGTGATGAACCGCATCGAGCGCATGAAGGCCGCGAAGGGGATGGAGCGCGAGAAGGCTTACGACCTGATCGGCGATTTCCGCGACCTGGAAAAGATGCTGAATACGGAGATCTGCGCAGACCTGGCTGTGATGAACGACGTGGTGGCCCGCATGGCCATGAGTGCCGCCAGCGCCGTGACGCCGGAGAACCTGACGGAGTTGGTGCAGATGGCGGATGCGCTGAAAAGCGTGCCTGAAAATATCAAAAGTGAAACGGACAAATAGTTCACAAAATATGCGTTTTTGAACGTAAAATGTCAAGTTTCACGTGAAACAATTCAAAAAATAGAGGTGGTGAGCCGGTGGGTGTGGATTTTAATTCGCCGTATTACCCTTTCGAATTGGTGCAGTCAGGGTATGGAAAATTCCGAGGCGCGGAAAAACTGCCGAAGAAAATCGTGAATTTCCTGCTGGATATGCCAGATCGGAATGGGTATGTGCCGGCGGATGACAATGCAAGGCCCAGGGTGCGGCTGATGAAGTATCTGTGCCATGACGGAGCGAACCCTTTGGCGCAGGCGCTTCCGACCCCTGCGGAAAAGCTGGGCATCGTGTTTGATGGAGAAGAACCTGTTCTGGATACGGAGGAGCAGAAGAAAAAGCACCCGAAGGGGTACAGGATGTATCCGCTGGAATACTGGGGGCAGGCCCAGACCGTGGCCCAGACGGTACTGAAGGTATATATCGGAAGGGTGATCCCCCAGAGCGCATTTACCGCGGCCATTGGCGTGTATTTTGACATCCTGTGCAACTACGGACATGAGACGACCACACGGACGGACGATTACGCGCGCAGCGTCAACATCGAGCAGTGCCTGATCGAGGCGCTGAACGGCGTGAACATCGGCGGTGCGGGGGTGATGAGCTTCGACAGGAATGCACATCCGGACAACGGTTCCAGGGCGATATACGATCAGGGCACCAACGTGGGGCGGAGGCTCCACATGAGCCTTTCGTGGGCGGAGAGCGACGAGGGAAGCGTCGTGACTACATTCTAAAGGAACGGAGGACGGCGCAGATGGATGAAGTGCAGATGGAGCACCGGCTGGCGGAGGTGGAGCAGCGGAGCAAAAGCAACTCACACCGCATTGACGAACTGGCGCAGGAGCAGAAAGCTCTGAACGAACTGGCCACGTCGGTGGCGCTGATGACGCAGGAGCAGAAGGACATTCGGGAGGATATTTCCGAGGTGAAGAAAGACGTGAAGTCGCTGACGAATCTGCCGGCAAAGCGGTGGAACGACGTGATCGAAAAGATCGTGTGGCTTGTGCTGGGCGGCGCCGTGGCGGCGCTGCTGGCCCAGGCGGGGATCCATGTCTGAAAGAAGGGTTTTCGTGAGAAAGGAAGTTTGATATGGCACTCTCACAGACCATACAACGAGCCTGCCGCCGCTACGAGGAGATCGAGACGGACGGGCTGGTGCTGTACCCCATCACGGTGGAGGAGATAGAGGAATTTGAGTTGGCAAGACCGGGCATCGACATCATGCAGCAGAGTCTCCCTGTGACGTATGCGGCCATGCCGCTGCTGGCGGCCCTCTATCGGATGGAATATGACGCCATACAGGCGGGCGAAGCGGGCATCGGACTATTCCCGCGTGCGCTTCTGATGCTGGCGCTCTCCCTGCGGCTGGGGAGAGGACTGGGACCGGAAAAGCGGGCGAGAATGTTCCGGTGTCTGGTGGACCCCGACGATATGGGACGGCTGAAGGCGGTGGAGTTCACCGTGGACGGTGAGGAGACGCACCGCGTGACGCCGGTGCAGTTTCAGAGGCTGCGGGAGATCGCAGCAGCACAGAACGGCATTGAACTGGCATCGCCGGAGGCCAATCCGGAGCTCATTGAGGCGCAGCGTGAATTGGCAAAAATGAGCGGGGCGCCGCTGTCTGGGGACGTATGGGAACGTATTTCCACTGTGGCGGCGCTGGAGCACGTGGAGGAGGCGGACATCGAGAGATGGCCCATTCTGAAACTGCGGGAAAAAACAAAAACGTGGCAGCGCATCGTGAGCTATGCGGTATGCGCTGTGGCGGAGGCACAGGGGACCACGTGGAAAACGGGGAATCCGTACCCAAGCCTGTTTTATGAAAAGGAAAGTGCCGGCAACGTGGGGCTGCGGCCCATGGAGCAGGCAACGCGAAATCTGGGACAGGCGTGACAACGACCAACATACAAAGAGGAGTGTGAAAAGCATATGATCCGTTTTAATGATCCGAATCTTTACACCCGCGGTATCTGCTCGGCGCAGTTCGCGGACATGACCACCGGAGACATCTATTTCTCCAGCAACAAGTTCCAGGAGGGCAACATTACCCCCAGCAGCAACAGTGATCCCCTGCGGGCAGGACCGGGCAACGGTATCGCCACCATCGTGGAGAGCGATGCCGACATCCAGGTGAACTTCACCCAGGCCAATATGGATCTGAAGACCAAGCTGGCCGGCGTGGGTGCGGGCGTGACCTACAATGCTGTGGCTCCCGTCTGCCAGGTGGTGACGGCGGACTCCGCCGCGCTGAAGGTGGATGTGACGGAAGGTGTGCCCGCCGCGCAGTATGGCATGAGTAAGGCCGTATGCTACGTGCAGGAGGTGGGTACCGCGTCCGCCATCGCGGCCGACGGTATCGCCTACGGGATCGCTGCGGATGGCACGGTCAGCGGCTTTACCGCCGTCAGCGGTAAGCAGTACAAGGTGTGGTACTTCGTGGAGAAGCTCAGCGCCATGTGCGGCAAGCTAACCACCGCCATGAACGGTAAGGTGGGCCTGTTTACCGCCCAGATGGCCGTTTACAGCAACGTGAACGCCAAAACCAATGAGGGCACCCGCTGGGGCTGGCTGTATGTCCATGTGCCCCTGAAGCTCCAGGCGGATACCGCCGTTGTGACCGGCAGCCAGAGCAATTACGACACCACGGCCATCGTGGGCAGAGCCATCTCCGCGGACGAGCTGGTGGTCAGCGGCCAGTGCGAGGATTGCAGCGGCTCCGCGCTGGGCTGGTACGTACTGGTGCCCGACGGTGACGCAGATGTTGTCACGGGTCTGGTGGCGGCCATTGGCGGCGTGATCTCGGTGCCCAAGAGCGGCACGGCTCAGGTGCGTCCGCAGGCCGTGATGGCCAACGGTCAGCTGGTGGCGCTGGACCCCGCCAAGTGCACCTACGCCATGACCGGAGCGCCCAGCGGCACCACTGTGGGGCAGAGCACCGGCGTCATCACGGCGGGCGAGACCACCGGTGACGCGGACATGACGGTGACGTTCCGCTACGGGGACAAGAGTTTCACCGCCCAGTGCGCGGTGAGCGTCACGGAAGCCTAAAAAAACACCCCCTCCTCCGCTGAGGCGGCGGGGGAGGGGGCAGACGCGAGGATGCGGCGGATGCGGCATCCTGGCGTGTGGAATACCAAGGGGGCGAGGGAAATGGCATCCAGGCTGGTGGGACAGTTCAGCGGATTTGAGCGGGACATCGCTGCACTGGAAAAGCAGGTGAGAGATGCCTTCCGCGCTTCCAGACAGACTATGGCGGACGATATGCGGCTGTGCCTGCAAGACCACGTGGAAAATGATGTGTATGACCAGTTTCAGCCTATCGAATATGTGCGGCGCAGAGACCACGGAGGCCTCGCGGATATGCAGGCCAGCGCTACGGTGTACTCCGACGAGCGGGACGGCGGTATGAATCTGGCGCTGCGGTATCAGCCCAGCGGTGCCGAGGACGGCGAGGGAAATGAGATAGATCCCCACGTGGACGGCGATGATCTGGTGAAGCGCATTGAGAAAAGAGATCCAGATTACAACTGGACGAGAAAGCCGCCCAAGAGGCCGTTTTTCAGCAACTTCGTACAGGAAATGATAGATGGCGGCAGAGCCGAAGAGACGCTGGTGCGGGCCATGAACGCTGCTGACCCTGCGCTTGGGCTGACAGAGAATGGCGGCGTGATACGGGAAGAGGACGATTGGAGGTAGCGTATGGCGATTTTTAAGGTGACGGCTGTACCTGATTTCTCGCAGCTGAAAAGCGAACTGACGAAGCTGCAAGGAGCTCCCGTAACTTTGAACGTTGATACGCAGCAGGCCAATGTAAACCTCAAAGCGACTGCTCAAAACCTGACCAAACTGACACGGGTTTTTGACGGCAATAACAAATTGACGGGAGCGGTGTCGCAGTTCAGCGGCAAAGTGGGGGAGACAGTCCAGATCACCCAGCGACTGAACGCAGAGACGGGAAAACTGGAAACTACGCAGGGGAAAGTGACGCAGAACTTCGAAGCGCAGTCCAGGGCGGCACAGAAGGCTGCGGCGCAGATGCGGGCAGCCAACGATGCTTACCGTGCCTATGCGGCGCAGCAGAGCGGAACCTATACGCCCACGGCGATGCAGAGCCGTATTGAAGATATTACCGGTATAGGCGGACTGAGCGGAAAAAGCGCCAAAGAGAGCGCGACGGTATTTGAAAAGGCGTTTTTGACCGCCAGCGGCAAAGTTCAGCAGAGCGCGGAAAAAGCAGCGCAGAAGGTCAAGTCGGTGGGGCAGGCGACCAAGGAGAGCAGCGGCTTTGCGGACCTGATGGGAAAGAGCTTCGGAAAGATCGTTGCCCAAATGGCTATGTGGCAGCTGTTGGGCAACGCCATCGCGGGCGTAAAACGCAGTTTCACGGAAGCCCTGGAGACCATGAAGGACGTGGACGACGAGATGGTGACGATCCGCAAAGTCACCGGCGCTACCACGGCAGAACTGGATAAGATCGAGAAGCAGACGTATGAGACTGCCAGTGCCTACGGTGTGGCGGCAGACGAGTACCTGAACAGCGTGGCGAATTTCAGCCGCGCCGGATACGGCGAGCAGGCGTCCGCGCTGGCGGAGCTGGCCACCAAGACGCAGATCGTGGGCGATACGGACGCGGAGACGGCCCAGCAGTTCCTACTGAGCGTGGATGCGGCGTACCAGTACAAGGGCAGCATCGAGCAGCTGACGAAAGTGCTGGACGGCGCCAACGAGATCGACAACAAGTACGCCACCAGTATTTCGAAGATCGCAGAGGGGCTTGGCAAGGTGGCCCCCATCGCGGCACAGGCCCACGTGGGCGTAGACGAGCTGACGGCGGCCATTGGAACCATCACGGCGGTGACACAGCGGAGCGGCACGGAGGCGTCCACGGCGCTGCGGGCACTTTTCCTGAATATTATCGGCGATACCAAGACGGAGATCGACGAGGGCGTGACGTGGACCACCGGCGAGATCGCGGGGCTGCGTGACGTTATCAAGATCTACGCCAAGGACGCCTACGACGCGGCGCAGGCCACGGGAAGCGTAATTGATCCCATGAAGGCCATCGCGGGGCTGGCCCAGAGCATGAAGGACGGGCTGCTGACGGAACAGCAGCTGATGGAGATGGTCAGCGACATCGGCGGAAAGCTGCGGACCTCGCAGCTGCTGGCGCTGATACAGAACTGGGACATGTACGAGTCCATGCTGGGGGACTTCGCCAATGCGGCAGGCAGCGCGGACAAAGAAGTGGAAAACGCGCTGGACAGCTGGTCTCGCAAGACGGAGATCCTCCACAACAAGTGGACGGAGTTTGTGAGCCATCTGGTGGAGACGGATACCATCAAGGACGCGCTGGATGTCGTGATTGGCCTTGTGGAGTTCCTGGATAGCGATACAGGGCGGCTTGTGATACAGATGGGTCTCCTGGCGGGAGCAGTAGCTCTGGCAAACAAAGGGCTTACGGCGCTGATGACACAAACTGCCATCGGCACGTTCTTTGGTACGCTGACTTCTGCCATCGGCGGGAACGCTATGGCGATGACACAGCTGACGGGCCAGATGAAAAACCTGCTGGCTGTACTCCCTAAAATCGGCATCGGGGCGGCGATATTCGCGGCGTTGGCGGTGGCCATCAGCCTGAGCACGGAAAAGGCGCGGGCCTATGAAAAGTCGCTGGAAGATGTGAAGGCGGCGCAAAGCGCACTGGATGAGACGAAAAGTGAATATGACGAGCTCATCAACAAGACCGAGGAGCTGACGGACGCTGAGAAGAGGCGTTTAGAGGTTTTGCAGGCGACCCGCGAGGAGCAGGAAAAGCAGCTGGAGGCCGCGAAGAAAAAGGCGTGGGAGGACTGGAACGCCATTCACGGAACCGGTGCCACCGTGATAGTAGACGGCATGGATGCCAATACCGGCGGCATGGCAGTAGGTGCGGCAAAGACCGAGCGCATGGACATCGTGGCGCTGCGCAACTACCGCGAGGAACTGGCGCAGATCGAGGAGCAGTACCGTGCCGGAGAGATGTCTGCGGGCGAGTATTATACCGCACTGGAGAAGCTGAACGCCGCCCGCGAGGAGAGCGTGGAGACTATCCGCGCGGCCATCGCGGCGGGGTACGATGTGACGGAGGAGCAGAAGGCGCTGGTGGCGGCCTACGACAATACCTCCATTATTCTGGGCAAGGTGACGGGCATCACCTACGAATGGATTGCGTCACTGATCGAGGAAGCCAGAGCGGCAGGCACGGCGGAGGACGCTCTGTATGACACGGTTTCCGCCGCGAAGATCCTCAGCAACACGAAGCTGGACCTGAATCAGCAGATACAGGCGCTGGCGATGCTGCGATTTCAGCTGGAGCAGACGGCCATACAGGCGGCGTATACCGCCAAGGAGATCAGTCTTGTAGGACTGCTCACAGGGACGGTCGGGAACATTATTTCCTCCACGGTATCCTCGGTACTGGACGGCGCGGGGAGCGCCGGACAGGGAAGCGGCGTTTCTGCCGCTGCGGGGAGCAGCTCCGGCGGGTCAAGCGGCTCCGGCGGCAGTTCTGATGCCGCGGAGCGCAAGAGGGCGCAGGCGGCCATCAAGGAACTGGAGAAGCAGCGGGACGCAGAGATCGAACCGCTGGAGGATCAGATCGACGCCCTGAAAAAGCAGAACGAGGAGATCGAGCGGGGCGAAAAACTGGAAGAACTGAAGCTGGATGTCCTGAAAAAGCAGGATGCCCTGCTGAACGCCCGTAACGAGCGGACCGTGCGGCAGTACAACGCCGCCACCGGACAGTGGGAATGGGTGGCGGATGCCAACAAAGTGAAGGACGCCGAGGAGGATCTGGAGAACGCCAAAAAGGACCTGCGGGACTATGAGCGGGAGGTGGAGCTGGATCTCGCCGTGGCGGAACTGGAGGCGCGGATAGAGGCCATCAAGGCGGCGTATCAAATCAAGATAGACGCATGGCAGGACTATCTGGACGGGCTGGATGGCGCAGTAGCGGCAGAAGGCGAGTACCTGAACACCAGTGTGAAACAGAACAAGGATGCGGCGGAAGCAATAGCGGACGCATGGGAGGAGACTGCGGAGCGGAAGCGGAAAGCACAGGCGGCTATCAGTGCTGCCGCAGGAGCGGCAGCCGATGTGCCCAGCAGCACAAACCCGTCCACATCTGCGGCTGTTTCGGGTGCCGTCGGCGGGGCGGCGAACTCTCCCAGCAGCACAAAGCCCTCTGCGTCTGGTGCCGTAGCGGGCGCCGTGGGTGGAGCGGCAAAGCCCAAGCCCAGCGGCGGAGGCGGCGTAAACAAGGTGGCCCGCTACGACAGCGGCGGCGTGCTCAAGGGATTGGGCGGCATCAAGGCCACGGTGGATGACGAGATGGTGCTGCCGCCGGACATCACGGAAAAGATGCTCAGGCCGTCGGCCAACGGCGTATTCCGGCAGCGGATGGGCGAGCTGGGATACCTGTACGGCGTGGAGCGCCCCGCCGCACAGAACATGGCGGGAAAGAGCGACAACCGCAGCTATACCGACCACAGCGGACCGGAGTATCACTACGGCAGCATCACGCTGACGGAGGAGCAGGCGGAGACCACAACGGTGGCGGAACTGCGGCGGATGGCCCACCATCTTCAGCCGTATGGAGGATAAGAAGATATGGACAGCATAAAGGACCTCGCGTCTTTTGCCCAAAGGCTCTGGGACAACTTTTTCGCTCGGAAGCTCAAGGAGTCCCAACGCAGCGGCGTAAGGTACTACCGCGCGGAGGTGACGGGCGCGGCGGCAGACGGAAAGCTCACCGTGAAGCGCCCGTTTGACACGCAGGAAACGGCTCTCCCCTATGTGTCCAGCATGGCTGGCGCACAGGTGGGAGAGCAGGTGGTGGTGCTGGTATTCGGAGACGGAGGAAACGCGGGGAACAGGGTGGTATTCATGTACCCCGACGGGAGAAACCTCTGAGAGAAAGGAGCCGGAGCATGGCGAAAAAGACGAGACACATTCTGGTGATGAAGAATGGCAGAGAGATCCCCATCACGGGGATCACGGGGCGATATTACATCACGCGGGAGAGCCAGTACCGGAAGGGCAATCCGGAAATCAAGGACGTTCGCACCGCCACAGACGAGGAGTGCGAGGAACTGGCGGCAGCGGAGGAGCGCAGAAAGCGGAAGCGGAACCGGTGAACGGCGGAGGATAGGCCATGACGGAACAGGAAAAATATCTGGCGTATCTGCGGGCGGTAAAAGGGCGGTTCCAGAAACTGTGCAGGCTGCGGTTCCTGAATCCTGACGGCAGCACGGCGTTCTTCGTGGACAACAACCCGAAAAACCGGCACAGCGGCGCATTTATTGCAGAGGGAACGCTGACGGTAAATTTGCAGAACGGGGTGCGGCGCACGGCGTCTGTGACGCTGGCCAATTCGGACGGGGCGTTCGACTACAACGTGGACCGGATGTGGTTCGGGCAGGAGATTGCGCTGGACGAGGGGCTGGTGCTGCCCAATGGGGAGGACTACTACATACAGCAGGGCGTATTCCTCATCGAGACGCCAAGGGAGACGGTGGAGCCGGGGAAGCGAACCATCGAGTACGAACTGGTGGACAAGTGGGCCGGCCTGGACGGGACCCTCTGGGGAAAGCTGGAGGGCACGTATCGCGGCGCCCTGGGAGTGAACATCTTTCAGCAGATGGATAAACTGCTGCAGGACGATAAAGGAAACGGGCAGAAGGTAGATCCGCTGCCGCCGGTATATACGGAATATTACAACGGGAAAACCCAGGAGCTGGCGGACGGTACGAAAGCAAACCTCGTGGATGCGCCGTACACGCTGGAGGTGGACCCGGGGAGCGGCACATATGCTTCGGTGATGCTGGGATTTGCCGAGATGCTCAATGCCTGGATCGGCTACGATCCCACAGGGCGGCTGCGGATAGACCCCAGCCAGGATGACCTGCTGGACAGCGAAAAGCCGGTGAGCCACACTTTCTCCATGGGGGAAACAGAACTGCTGGGGATGACGTACACGGCAGAGAACACGGAGGTCTACAACGACTACATCGTGTTGGGCGCTGCGCTGGATGACAACGCGCAGCCAGGGGCCAGGGCCACCAACAATGACCCTATGAGCGACACCAACGTACAGCTCATCGGGCGCAAGACCGTGTGGACCAGCGAGGACGGGTACACCACCCAAACGCAGTGCAGAGACAGGGCGGAATGGGAATTGAAGCGGGCAACGGTCTTGCAGAAAAGCGTGGACATTTCCTGTGGGCAGTTTTTCCACATCAGAGAAAACGAGATCGTGCGGATCGTCCGGACGGACAAGCAGGGGTCACCTACGGAGCGGCATCTGGTGATGGGGTTCAGCAGGCCGCTGGCGGGAGACGGCGCTATGACGATCTCCGCCGTCAGCGTAGCGGACTTCCCAGCGGCGACGGTATCGCTGTGGCCGCTGAAAACGGATGACAAATAGGAAAGGGGGAGAGCGGAATGGCCCTTTTTATGCCCACGAATGTGACACCATCTACGCTGGGAGCGCTGGGGAACGGGACGGTGGATGCCACAGATGACATGCCGGTATCGTGGCAAGTGGATGGGCAGAACGCCATGACGGCGTTCCGGATCAGGATACTGGACAATACGACGGCCAGCACACTGCTGTATGACAGCGGCAAAAAATCGGACGGCTGCCCCTTTTACGGACGTGATGCCGGCGGAAATGTGGTGTTTTTCTCCTACACCATCGCCGCGTCGGCGCTGGCGTCGGCAGGCATCCGCAACGGAAACAGCTATAAGATGCTCATCACCCAGTGGTGGTCCAGCAGCGACAGCATTACCCAGCAGTCGGCGTCCGTTTTCCTGTGCAGAAGTGCGCCGACCCTGAAAATCAACAGTTTTACCACGCCGGTGACGACCAAGGAGATGACCTGGACCGCGGCCTATACACAGGCGCAGGGAGACTCCATCGTCTGGGTGCGTTGGCGTCTGGCGGCAGAGGGGGATACAGATACACCGCTGTACGACACGGGAAATGTGCCGACGGCGATGCTGCGGTTCCACTACGACGGACTTTTTGCGGGGCAGGGATACGCGGTGAGGTGTACGGTGGAGACCAGCAGCGGCGTAACAGCGGACACGGGGTGGGTGTCCTTCCGCGTGTCATACAGCACCACCGGTTATGCAGGAGCCGTGACGGCGTGTGTGAAGCGAAGGCTCAGCGGAGTGCTGGTATCGTGGCCAGGGGCATACGACATCCCCGGAGTGGCGGAAGGAAGGTACACCGTGCGCGGTGGGGAATTATCCCTGCCGGTCGGTTCCTCCATTACATGGGATACTGTGACAGGGACGCCTATGGAGATACAGGCTCCAGTAAGCATCGTATGGCGGGGCACCATCAAGGAGCTGCCCGTCACGCTATTTTCCCTGACGGGGACGTCGGGGGAGCCGCTGGAAATTGTGTTGTCCGAAACGGTAGCCGAGGTCATAAACAACGGCGAGACGGTGGGATCGGTGACGGAGAAGTTCTCTGTGGAGGACGAGATCACTGCGGTCTTGACGGGAGGAAAGTTCTACATCCGACGAAGGTACATGCAGGGTCTGTTTCCCAGCGCGGTGCTCGCTCCATCCAAGGAGCTGTTCCCAAAGAGGAAAAGGACACTGCTGGCAGCATACAGCACGGACGCCAAGGCTGCCGGTATGACCGTGGGAAAGATCACGCTGCGCGGTGCGCAGGTCTGCGACTATCTGTGGATAGAGAGCGGTGATCTGGCGGACGACGTGGTGACGGCGCTGCTGTCGATGCAGGGGTACGAGCCGGAATTTGGAGAAAACACAAAGTTCTTGGCGGACTTTGCAAGTGACCTCCGCGGAGGCAACATCGCGGCTCAAAAGCAGCTGACAGGGTGGGCGGTCTACCGCCGTACAGAAGGCGCCGTGAAGCTGGATCACGTGGCGGACCTGGCATACAGCGAGCAGAGCGTGCTGGACTGTGCGGCGGCATCACAGGGGACCTATATCTACTATGTTTTCGGCGTAGATGCTACGTCCTTTGCGACGGATGCGCTGATCGGAGAACCAGTGAAGGTGTGCCTGTGGGACTGGACGCTCCTCTCCTGCCGAGAGGAGAGCGGCGTTTTCCGCGTGGAGGAGTTGTTCCGATTTTCGCTGAACGTAGAGAGCGGAACGGTGAACAGCGGAAACCGCCCGTCGCTACTGGAAAATTTTACGCGGTATCCCACTGTGCAGATGTCGCCGCAGCTCTACCAGAATGGCACGCTCAGCGGGTATCTCGGGGAGGTCAGCGGCGAGGGCGAATACCAGGACACGCTGGAGAAGCGAAACGCTCTGTTTGCGCTGGGGCTCACACAAAATACACTGTTTTTGAAGAACCGGAAGGGAGAGGTGATAAAGGTGTTTATCAACGGCGAGATCACCAGCAAAACACAGGATGCCACGCGGCAGCAGGCGCTCATATGTTCCGTACCGTGGGCTGAGGTCGGCGATGCCGATGGGGCACAGATACTGATCCGGCAGGGCGATACGCTGTGGCCGCTGTGACGCGGAAACGAGAAAGGAGACGATGAAATGGCATACACGGCACCTACGTGGAACAATGACGCACCTCCGGCCATCACGGCGGAGGCGATGCAGGAGATCAGCGATAACCTGGAGTACGTATCCAACAATATCTGCAACCGTAATTTGCTGCACAACTGGTACTTCGGAAATCCGGTAAATCAGCGCGGAAAGACGGTATACAGCGGTGCGGGCTTTACCGTGGACCGGTGGCAGGCGCGGTCGGCGCAGTGCTACGCCACGGTAGGTGACGGAGTGTTGAAGCTGGAGGAATCCAGTACCGGTGTCCGCGTGTTCTACCAGCAGAAGTTGGAGTGGCCGGTGACGGAAGTGGCCACGCTGTCGGTGCTGACAGGGACAGTGGTTGGTTCGTGCAGCGCCTATATCATGACGGCGGACGGGACGGACCCTAATATCGGAATGACGCTGAAGGCTAATACGCTGAATGTCATGAAAGTGAGCACCAAGGACATCGGAGCTGTAGGATTCGGTGTTCCGGATGGCGGGCGCATCGACCTGAAGGCGGTAAAACTGGAAATCGGCGGGGTGTCTACGTTGGCCCATCAGGACGATGACGGGAATTGGATACTGAACGAGATCCCCGATTTTGCGGAGCAGTCCAATATTTGCAAACGGTATCTGCAAGTGATGCAGTCGGCATCTGAAACCACCAACAACCCTATTGCGATGGGGTTCGCCAACGCGGCGACGGATCTGTGGGTAACATTCCAGCTGCCGGTGGCAATGCGTGCGGTGCCTACGGTATCCGTGAACGATTATGCACTGCTGAAGGTGGGAAAAACCGCTGCAGCATCTGTTGATGTGACGAGGGCTATCGGAGGATGGAGCATGACGGACAACAAGAGCACCGTTATCCGAAGTCTGGTGTTTATCACGACGGGGCTGACGGCTGGGGAGACCTACAACCTCTACGCGCTCAACGGTGCGCAGATCATGCTCAGCGCGGAGCTGTGAGAAAGGAGAGGTGAAGATGCCGATCAATATGACATCCAAGGTGTACGTCCGCACGGATGAGGAGGGGCGCATCCTTCAGTGCGAGGGTGGATACACCATGGGGAACATCAAGGACGTGGAACAGTGGGTGTGCATCGACGAGGGGGCTGGTGAAAAATTCAACCTCTGCCAGAGCCTGTATTTTGATGCACTCTATACGGATGACGGTATTCCCCGTTGGAAATGGGAGAATGGCGCGTGTGTGCTGCGGACGGAGGAGGAAGTGGAGGCGGATCGTGCCGGTCTCCCTGCCGCTGCGCCCAGTCAGCTGGACCGCATCGAAGCGCAGGTAACGTACACGGCTATGATGACCGACACGCTGATGGAGGTGTGATATGGCTGAAAAAATCAAGCGGTGGTATGAGCAGGGGCTTTGGTCGGCGGCGATGGTGGAAAACGCCGTCAGGAAAGGCATCCTGACGAAAGAGGAGTATCAGGAGATCACGGGCACGGAAATGGCCGTATGAAAATGGACAGGCTCATAGAGCCGGAAAGGAAAGGTCGATATGAAACTGAACAACAAGGTATACGACATCCTCAAGTGGTTAGTCATCATCGTCATGCCCGCCGTGGCCACGCTGTACGCGGCGCTGGCGGCGGTGTGGGCGTGGCCCTATGCGGATGAGGTGGTGACCACCATCACCGCCGTGGACACGTTCCTCGGCGCGGTGCTGTGCATCTCCACGGCACAGTATCACAAGGATACAAAACAGGAGGGGTGAGCCATGCCGACGGTACGGGAAGTGGTGGAGATGCTGGAGGGCGAAGTAGGCTATCTGGAAAAGAAGTCCAATGCCCAGCTGGACAGCAAGACCGCCAACGCGGGGTATAACAACTACACCAAGTATACGCGGGATATTGATGCGGCGGGCATCAATGACGCCAAGTATCAGGGACAGGCGTGGTGCTGCAGTCTGGCCATCTGGCCGGAGCTGCATCTGGCCGGTGCGGCGGAGGTTCGCAAACGCTTCTTCCTGCCGCAGCCGTCCCAGTGCAAGGCGTACAACTGCCAGTGGCTGGCGGGATATTTCCGCAGTGCCGGCGCGTGGTACGCGGAGCCGCAGGTGGGAGACTTTATCTTCTTCCGCACGGCCCGGTACAGTTACGCCCATGTGGGTCGCGTGGTGGCCGTGGAGGGCAGCACCGTGTATACCATCGAGGGCAACACATCCGGAGCCAGCGGCGTGGTGGCTAACGGCGGCGGGGTGTTCCGCAAGTCGTACAAGCGGGGGTCGTGGAACATCGTGGGCTACGGCCGGCCCAAGTGGGCCAGCGGCGAGCAGGACGACACCGGTAAGAAGGAGGACGTCAAGTTGGATATGCAGGTACGGATGCTCAGGCGCGGCATGAAGGGCGCGGACGTGAAGACGCTGCAGGCGGCGCTCATCGCCTACGGGTTCTCCTGCGGCGCGGCCGGTGCGGACGGCGATTTCGGATCCGGCACCGAATCGGCGCTGAAGAAGTTCCAGACCAAATTTTCGCTGGGGGCCGACGGTATTGCCGGTAAGGGGACTTGGGGAAAACTTCTTGGGGTGTAAAAAAGAGAGCGCCGATTTACCTCGGCGCTCTCTTCCTTCTTTCTTGTGTTAGTCATTATCGGAGTCGTCGGTCTCGATGCCGCCGTCTGCCGTCCAGAATACTTCGTGATCTTCTCCGTCGTAATGGTTGTAGTAGTGATGCTCCCCATCCAGCCGTTTCCCGCATCTGGTACAAACATACCAATAGCCGAAATCGTCCTCAAATCCCGTGGTGACAGAACGGGAGCCGCCGCAGGTACAATACACATTTTCCTGATCGCTCATATCAGAATACCCCCCTTTATTTGGTGTGTGCATTGTAGCGCAGAACTCGATGCGTGTCAACTTTTGCAATTGGGAGAAATACAAAGAAAGGACACCCCTTTTCGCAAGGAGTGTCCTTTCTTATTGTGAAGAGGCGGATAAGAGGCCTTCGTTGATCTCCGCCTGCCGTTCTCGGGCTTCCAGTACCAGAATGGCGGAGCGCTTACCCGCTTTGCCCATGAGCTTTCCGGAATAGACCTGGGTGATGGCGGGGGAGGCGTGACCCAGTTTTGCCTGCAGCTCCTCCTGCGCCATACCGCCATTGAGGTCGAGACGTGCGCCGACGTGGCGCAGGGCGTGGGTGCGGATATTGGGGACGCCGGTGACGGCCCTGACGTGGCGCTCCACCAGCGCGGAAAGCCATGTGGGAGAACCGGCGGACCATCCACAGTCCCGATTCCTGGCGCCGAAAACGCCCTTTTCGCTGGTAGTGCCGAACAGGGGCGCGGTATCCGGCAGGTCGCGGGGGCGGATGCCGCTGGCAAGGTAGATGCGGACGGCGGACTGGGCAATGTCGGGGAAGTCCACACGGCGGAACTTGTTGCCCTTGCCGTATTCTACGAAAATCTCGCCATCGTCCCAGTGGAGGTCGGCGGGGGTGAGGTGCAGTAGCTCCGCGTTGCGCAGTTCCGTGGTGAGGAGAAGGATGACGATGGCGTAGTTGCGGGGGTAAGTGGCGGCCTTGGCACGCGGAGGACGGTCATTTCGCCAGAGCTTCATGACCTGCTGGTCGGTGAGGAGCGGGTCATAGGGACGCAGTTCCTCCCGCCGCGTGTTGGGCAGCAGGCGCTTGGAGACAGGGTTCGTCTGATACCAGCCGCCGCATTGAGGGTCGCAGGCGAACTCGAAAAAGGCGTGGAGGCGGATGAGATACTGCCGGACGGTGGAAGGAGAGCACTGCCGCTCAATGAGGGAGTTTCGCCACAGAAGGATGGTAGCGTAGTTGGGGTCGGCGTAATTCTCCTTGGACTCGATGAAGAAATTCATGAAGTCCTCAAGCGTGTAGGTGTAGTTTTTGAGGGTGCGGGGGGAAAAGTCGGTGGCGGCGCAGTTTTTGAGGTATGCGTCGGTGGCGGCGCAGAGTTTGCGCTCGGCGGCAGATGTGCGGGGCATATATCAGACCCCCTCCTTGCCACGCTCGGGCGTCTCCACCAGTTCCACGGTGTCGGGGAGGAGGAGACGGGCGGCGGATTCGGATTCGGCGGTGATGAGCATGGTGAAAATTTCGCCGTCGCGCTTGCGGCGGACGGTGAGGGGGTATTCCCGCTTGACAACGTTGGTGACGAGCATGGTGCTATTCCTCCTTCTGCATATTCTCCACGCCGAAGGTAAAGCGGAGAGTGGTTTCGCCGGCGGCCATGTAGATGCTGTCCGCGAAGGAACACAGCGCGGCAAATACCGATTTCGCCGTACCGTCCAGCGCGGCGGGGTGTGGCAGTTCCAGCGCCACGGAGGCGTGATCGCTGTCGCTCTGAGGATCGGCGGCGGAAACGGAGGCGGCGAAGCCCTTGGCCAGGGCGGCGGTGTCCTTGAGGGAGAGGTACTGCTTCAGCTTTGCGGAATTCATAGACATGTGGATGTCCTCCTTCTAAAGATTTATCATAGTATAGTCTACCGACAGGGGGCAATTTTGCAACCGGCGCGGGGAATTTTTTTCAATTTTTGCCGTTTTTGCCGCGGAGGAGCGAAGGGAGAAGCCTGGAGATGGTGCGGGCGGCTTCGGCGGCCTCGGCGGGGGTGTTGTACCAATCGAAGGAAAAACGGATGGTTTCCAATGCTTCCTGCTCGGTAAGTCCGCTGGCCATGAGGTTGATGGAGGCGGCGTTATCGCCGGAGGAACAGGCGGAGCCCGTGGAGACCATGATGCCGTTTTCGCTTAGGGCTGCGGCCAGGGAGGCACCGTAGACGCTGGGGAAACGGATGGAAAGAATGTGGTCGGCAAGCTGGCGGTGTCCATCGTTGAAGTTGATGATAAAGTCGGCTCCCAGCTGGGCGAGGTCGAAGATCAGTTGGTCGCGGACGCGGCGTATTTTCTCAGTATTGTCGGCCATGTGCTGGGTGTGCCACGACAGGGCAGCGGCCATGGCGCTGGTGAGAGGTACGGAGGTCGTGCCGCCGCGCATACCGCGCTCCTGTGCGCCGCCGAGGATCATGGGGGCGATGGGGCATCCCTCACGGACGATGAGTGCACCGATGCCCTTGGGAGCGCCGAATTTGTGGCCGCCGAAGGCCATGCAGTCCGCGCCCAAGGCGTGAAAGTCGATGGAAAGGTGTCCTGCGGCGGCGGTGGCGTCTATACCGATGCTGTGGGGGCGGAATCGCCGGCAGAAGGCATCCACGTCGTTGATCTCGCCGGTCTCGTTGTTGACGAGAGAGAGGACGGCGGATGGCCAGCCGCGGGGCGCATTTGGCCATGAGTAGGCGCGAATGGCCTCGCTGACGGCGTGGTGAACGGTGCTGTTATACATGATGCCGTCGGAACCCCTGCGGAGACATCTGACCATCCAGTTGCAGGATTCGGTGGCGCCGCTGGTGAAGTAGACCTCGCTGGGACGGCAGCCGAGACAGGCGGCGATGACGCACCGCCCAGCCTCCAGTGCTTCTTTCGCCTTGCGGCCTTCCGCGTGGGAACTGGACGGGTTGGCAAATGGCGCTGTCTGCATGGCCTCCCGCGCACAGTCGAGGATAGGGGTGGTGGCGGCATTATCGAAGTAGATCATGGGGATTCTCCTTTTTTATAAGAAGTTTCATAAGTGGTGTCTTAGGTTGTTGGGATATTTTCGCAAGCACTTGTGAAAATTTGGCTGAATGTGTTTGGTTATTTGCTGACTTATATACAAAACGAAACGTAAATTTCGCTTCCAAAACGAGCCGGAGGGCGCTTGGCCGTCCGGCTCATGATGGGGGATATTCTGCGCAAGCGCGCATTAGTTCAGAGCGTCTTTCAGCTGCTTAGCGGGCTTGAACACCGCCACGCGCTTAGCGGGGATGGTGATGGTCTCGCCGGTAGCGGGATTTTTGCCGGGGTGCGCGTCGCGCATCCTGCTGGTGAAGATGCCGAAGCCGGGGATACTCACGTTGTCGCCGCTGCACATGGCACCGGTGAGGGTGTTGGCGGCGGCGGCGATCACGCGGTCGGCTTCTGCCTTGGAAACGTTGGCGCCCGCCGCCACAGCGGCGATGAATTCGCTCTTGGTCATGATATAGGTCCTCCTTTCTGTAAAAAAATGGGGATTTCGCTGACTTTGTTTTTTCGCCTTGCGGCTGGTGGGATGTAGGGGGATCGAACCCGTGACCGGACGGTTATGAGCCGTCTGCTCTGCCTGCTGAGCTAACATCCCAGAGGTGGGCGGCGGGTCGGTCCAAACCTCGCCGCCCAGATGGGGGGTGAAATTGGCCTGCCTGCATTTCAGCAGGAGCTGGGGGAACAACACCCAGAGCTGTTTCTTACGGCCACAGCTTTTCAAGGAGGTCCATGATGGACCGTGGAGCGGAAGGCGGGATTCGAACCCGCAGAAACGACAACACCAACGAACGAACAGAAAGGATGAGGGAGGTTATGTGTGCGATTTGTATGCGGTAGAAAAAATGTCGTTTGCCCCTGACGGCGCTTCCGCGTATAAAACGGAGAGGGGGCGCAGAGGGCGCTGCCTCTCTCCGTTTTTCGTTTCGACTTTGTATACCCCGCTGAGTGTGGACACTAAGTGAATCCGGCTGTGAACCATCTGCCCGTCCGCCTGATCTTCGTGCGTCGGCGCACACGCACAGGGATTTCACGGGCGCCTGCGGCGGGGGCGCAGGCGGGGATCGCAAGGAACGGCACCGCGCCGGATACCCAGAACAGGTAATTGATAAAAAACACGATTATAGCACCGTCCCTTTCTTTAGATTTGCCGCATAGCTCTCCGGTGCGGCTGCCGATGGGGCGTTCCTTCGTTCGCTGTCACGCCCGAATCTTGCTACCGGCTGATTCCACCCGGCGACACCGCTGCCAGATGCGGAGGTTTCATTCCTGATGGGGGAAGTCGCCCACCAGGCGGGCATGGAGCAGCGTAGCGGATTCGAACCGCCACTCTCGGTTTGGAAGACCGATGTGCTGACCGTTAAACACTAACGCTGCGGAGGGAGTGCTCGTCTTTCCGAGCCGCCAGCTATTCGTTCCGACCTCGCTTTTGCCAGCATAGCACAGGCGCAATTACAACATCGAGGCTTGAGGGGCTTACTTCAGGACTTCGCATCGCCCATACGGCTATCCCGCTTGCGCGGTGTCCACGTAGAATTGGTGCAGACGGTTGGACTTGAACCAACGACCAGCAAAGATACCCCTACGCCGCTCTACCCCCTGAGCTACATCTGCGGATGGCCCCTGCCAGAATCGCACTGGGGACGCTGGGCGCGACTGCCGCCACGTTGACCGGCGCAGCTCCTGCTTACGGGGCGGAGCTTATCTTACACTCGAAGGAGAGTCAAAGAGCCTGTCTCCCTTTGGCAAAAGGATGATACCATACCGTGTAAACACCTTTCGGGGGATTTTTTTGAAAAATTTTTCAGAGCATAAAGCACTCGCGGAACTTGCCGAAACGGAAGGAAAATTCCGCCATGTAGTAGCGGCGCAGAGGATGGATGTAGATCACCTTGCCGGTGGCCTTGCGGTTGGTGGCTTCGATGTACTGGGTGACGGTATCGCCCAGATGGATGTTGGAGGGGATCATGCTGCACCTCCTTATGCGTTCCAGTTCTTCTTGCAGAACTGCTGCTTGAGGACGAGGTTGACGCCGCCCTCCCAGACGTGGCAGGTTTCGATGAGGAAGTCGCCGTAGGCCATCATCTCAAGGCTGTTTTTGGGGTTAAAGGGAACTCCACTGGAGCCGAAGGTAAGTTCGATGTTGGGTTTGATGCCGTCGCCAAGCTCCAGCATGGCGCACGCTTCAAGAACTGTCATGATAAATTTCCTCCTGTTGTATAAATGGTGTATGGGGTGAATGGGGGTATACAGGGTGTAATCAGGCGGCGGCGCGACGAATTTCGTCGGTTTGGTTGCAGCCGTCCGAAAAGCGGACACAAAGAGTTCAGTGCATACGGGAGGCGGCAAGCTGGGCGCGGTAGGCTCGGACGATACCTTCGTAGAACCAGCGCAGTTTCTTTTCCTGTGAGATGACGTGGAGTTTGCTTATGCGGCGGCACTCGGCCACGGTGGCACCGCCGCGGCGCATACGCGCTTGCAGATTTTTCTGCCGGACGCTGAGGTTGACACTGCCCAGCTTTTCCAATTCGGCGTACATCTCGCCGATGGTGGTGTGGTAGTTGAGACCGTATTCCTCGCACATCTGACGGATGGTGTGATTGATGTCCTCTTTCCAATCCTCTGCGTCAGAAGTAGAGGGGCGGGTAATGGCAGAAAGTGTCTGGTTCACCATCGTGCGCGTCTCCTGCTGCTGGGTGGTCAGTTCGGCGATCTGTTTCGCCTGCTGTTTCTGCTGAAGCTCCATCTTGATGATGGCGCGGGCCTCGTAGGACAGGGCGGAGAAATCCGCTTCGGTCAAGCCCTGCTGCTGGGAGCGCAATTCCTGCTCCATGGCATTAAAGGCGTTGATGTACTTCATCTTCCACGCCAACGCCTCCTTGCCAGTGAAACCCATGGCAAGGAGCGTGAAGCCGTCGCGGTTCATAAGGTAGGCTCGCTGCGGCCTGCCGTAGCTGTCGGGGATTTCTGTGTCGAAGAACATCTCCCCAAAATTGGGGAAATCTCTCCCGAGGGCTTCAATGTCCCGCAAAACGTGGTCATGGCGTTTGCCGAAGTGCTCCGCAATGTCGCGGCTGCTGGCGGTGGGCTGGCCGTTGCTGATGGTCAATAGGTCATTCATTGAATTTATCCTCCTGTATGAGTTTTTGGTGTATGAGGATCATACGTCACCGTGTAAACACCCACAGGCGGATTTCCAAAAATGAGCGCAAAAATCCCCTGCGGAAAGCTGTTGACTTTCGCAGGGGCGGCGCCTATAATGGTTAGGCGGCGTCCTTGCGGCGCTGGAAGAATAAGTGTTTCGCTCAGTCTTTGGTCGGAAGGGGCGAGGCACTTATTTTTTTGGAGTTTTGTTAGTCGAAATAAACCTGGTCGCCGATGGTCAGCATGACAAGGGATGCTTTATCGCCGTTTACCTCGGCCATGATGGACCACTGCTCTTGCAGCATGGCGCCGTAGCTGTTTTGCGAGTCTACATAGCCCGTCATCATGTAAACGTTTCCCTCGCCCTTTTGAAAGGCGCACTCCCACATTTCAGAGAATTTCGCCGTAGACGGTGCTTTCAGGTGGTTTTTGACACATTTTTTGGCGAGGACATAGACCCCTGCTTTTATATCATCGTTGTTGTAAGTGTTGTCACTTCTTTCGTAAAATGAACCTTGGAAATCACCCTCATCTTTGGCTTGATAGACCAGACTTCCGTCACGGAAAGCCTTCTGCCTTTGGAACGTATAGGTGCAGTCCTGAAAAACAAACGTCGGGAAGCCTGCTTTAATATTTTCATTGCCCCAACCGACAGCGGCAATATTTACGGCGATACCATAAAGATCAGCCGCACTGGCAGGAGCCGAGGATTCTGAGGATACGGATACAGAGTATCTTTTTTCACCTCCGGCATAAGAAGAGGACAGTGTGACGGATTCGACCTTGATACCGCAGGCTGTGCAGATTTTTTCAACCTCGGCTTTGTAGTCCTTTTCTTCCTGTGGTTCTCGCGAAAGCCAGAACACAAAAATGACGGACAGCAGCACCAATAGTACCGCGGCGACGATGACACCGGTTTTCTGTTTTTTTGCGGGCGGCACAGTCCGCTTATAGGGGGCTGGTTCTGCTTCGGCAGGGGTGATAGGTACGCAAGGTTCTATTTTTGCTGGATCCGTCTGATAAGGAGGCAGAGGATAGCCGCAGTGGGGACAGGCAGCGGCCTTGTCGCTGACCTGACCGTGACACTCCGGGCAGGTGATGAGGGCCATTTTTTGCTCTCCTTTCCATTTTTTGCGGGAGTTTCGATGTGCGCTGTTCGCACAAAGAAAGGGAAAACGCGCCCACGTCCGGCGGGTGGTAGTATTTGTCGAGCGTGGGCGCGGGGTGCACGTGTCGATGGGTGGGCGGCTGTTCGGGTCAATCCCAGAGGTGGGACTCGCAGTAAGCCGCCCACTCGCTGTTCATGGTGTCGATGGCCTGTTCATGGTTTTCGCCGTTGATGATTGCCTCCAGCGCTTTTCTCCCGGCGGCAGCTTTTGCGTCGTTGTCAGATTCGGCAAAGTCTTGGGCTTCCAAATATGCCTTGGCGCGGGGATATTTTGCGTACAGGGCGTCCATGTCGTACTTCGGCTTGGGACGGATGCCCACACCACCGCCGTTCTCGCCGTCGAAGCTGGCGTCAAATTCCAGTTTCCAATTTACCAGATCGGCGCGGGCGGCTTCGATCTCCCGCAGTCCGGGAATGGCGTCGATTTTTGCCCGCCGTTCCTGTTCGGCGCGGAGTCCTGCTTCGCGCTGCGCCAGCAGGGCGGCGACGATCTCCGGCTTTGCGGCCTTGATGGCGGCAAGAGCCGCTTTGTCAGCGCGGTATACGATCAGATTTCCGGTGGGCTGGCCGTGTTCGTCGATTTTCAGGGCGATTTTGTATCGCTGGATCAGCTCCTGCGTGTTCATGTGCAAGATCCTCCTCTCAAATATGCGGCGTTTTCGCGCTCGGTCTGTTCGTCCTCCGTCAGGGTGTTGTCGATCATGTCCGCGATCTGCTGCTGGGTTTTGTAGCGGGTGGCGAGTCCGACCTTGGTAACGTCCTCATCGTGATAGACTGTCCATTCTTCACGATCCCAGTGATACTTGCACCAGGTGTCGCCGGTGGACTTGTCGTAAAAGATTTCCACATACTCCCCCGTTCGGGAGCCGAGTCCCTTGGTGGCGTCGGAGGCGTTGGCCAATGTTTCCAAGTTGATTTTTCTGCCGTGGGTGTTGATCTTCATGTTCTGTTCCTCCTCGAAAATTTACTTTTGCTTAATTTTATCACGGTTTTGCCGGGGGTGCAACGGGGAGTTTTCAGCGGCAGGTGTTCACATTCCGGGGAGCGCCACAAGGGCGCTGCCGGAGGTGATGAGCATAGACGGGTCAGCAAGGGTCTTTTCGTAGCTGTCCGCACCCTGGAAATCATCAATGACGGCCTGCTCTTCGGCGGTCATGTCGGCGTAGTGCTTTTTGCCGTAGGTGGGCGGGAGCCAGTTCTTGTGCTGACCGGCGAAGATGTTCAGGCGGTCGATGATGCGGGCGGCCTCCGGCTTGAATTTGATGTGGCAGGTGCCTTTTTTGTAGAACGTACAGGTGAAGTAAGTGAAATCGACCTTGTTTGTGTCGGTGGCATTGGCGATGCGGACGGCAAGATCTACTGGTGTGTGGAAGGCAGTTTCGCCGCGGTCCAAGTAGTTCATGGTGTGCTCCAGATCGGAGATAAGACTGTTCACGCGGTAGCTGTCCAGCTTTTCACGGACCCAGCTGGCGCAGCAGCCGTTGGAGGGGATGATGACCTTCATGCCCACCTTGTGAGCCTTGTTGGTAGCCCAGCCGTTGTAATAGTGGATATTGTTGGCGCTCTCCGGATACCAGGAATGCTTGGCGGAGAATGTCTCGAACAGCTCAAGGATGGAATCCTCGACGCCGCGGGAAAGCTGGTGGGCGATCTCCCGCATGACGGTTTCGATGTTGTAGCGGGAAAAGTCGTACTCGGAAAGGGAATTGACCTTGCCGTTGTAGTCCTGCTGCATGGCGGAGGTCATTTTGCTGGTAAGTTCGGGACGCTGGAGGAGGTTTCCCCAATATTTGGCGCGCAGGCCGCATAGGTAGGCGTTCAGCAGAGTTGCGTTGTTGCCGGTGTTCCTGTCGCCCACTTTGAGGGACAATAGGGGCTCGCCGTGCTGGTTGCCTGGGTCCATGTAGGGACGGAGGGCGGCGAACTCGTTGATGAGTTTTTCGCCCAGGGCGGCCTCGAAGTTGTAGCCGTTGATCATGTTCTGAAGCCAGTCGGCGGAGGCGAGGTCGGTGGCCTGTTCGGCGCTGGGGGCGCTCTTTTCGCTGGCGCGGCGGAGGGAGGACAGAATATCGCTGTGGATTTCCTTTTTCGGTATGTTCACATAGACCAGCGCAATCTCCACGTCGGTGGGGCGCTGGGCATGGCGGAAGGCGTTTTCGATGAACTCAATGCGGGCGTTGTGTTCGTGCAGCTGATGCAAGAGAATTTTGCGGCGGTTGGTGTAGGGATTGCGTATGGTTTCCGCGTTCAGCAGGCAGACGATCTGGCCGCCGCGCTCCATGATGGACAGGGCGTGTAAAAGGTGTTCGTCGCCGTTGTCGAAGGGCGGATTCATGATGCAGAGGTCGTACTGCTTGCAACTGCGGAAGGTGAGAAAATCGTCGTGGACCACGTGCCGCCCCTTGCCGCGCAGGAGGGCAGCAAGGTCGCTGTCGCGCTCGATGCAGTCCAGATACGGCTCGTCGGCGTCGATATAAATACGGCTGCTGATCTTATTCCGGCGGGCGCGGATGTGGCGATCTACGGCGTCGGCCAGGTCGCCTTTTCCGGCAGAGGGCTCCAGGATGGCATAGACGCCTTCCCAGGACACGCAGGCGAGCATTTTCCCCGCCAGTTTGGATGGGGTGGGGTAAAAGCCGCTGTTGTCGAAGGAGGGCAGGCGGCGGAGATCGGCGGCGCGGCTGTTCGCTGCGGCAGCGGCCACGGCGTCGCTGTGTTCGCTGTACCAGGCGCGTACCTTCTTTTTCGCCCCGGCGATGGTGGAGGTGCGGCCCAGGCAGTCGCCGCGGTCGTCGTCGCCGATGGTGGCGCTGACGATGTACTCATTTTTGCCATAGTAGGAGCTTGGCTTGATCTCGGCAATCTGGGAGCCGTTGGCAAATACGGCGATGTGTTCATCACCGTAACGGTTTTTCTTGGTGGCGTAGGTAAACATGGGCGGTGGCCTCCTTGTAGATTTTTGGTTTGGTGTTCAGGCGGTGAGGGCGTCGCGCTGGGCGATGAGCGCGGCCAGCTCGGCGGTGTGGGCCGTGCGGCGGTGGTGTTCGATGCAGCGATCCGCCGTCTGGCGGAGGTGCTGGCGCTGTTCACGGCTCAGATACGGCGCGGCGGTGCGCAGGGCGGCGGCGACGGCCAGAAGGTGCTGGCGCTCCTGTTCGGTGGTATCGGTGCGGATGGCGGGTCGTGTGGGCATGGTGTGGTTCCTCCTTTCTGTTCATGTGCGCCGCTTGGGGGCGGTGCGGTAGGCGGTTCCCTTGCGTGTGTCCGCCTGCTCAATTTTGCCGGCGATCACAAGGTCGGCGAACTTTTCGCGGATGACCTGCTCGGTGATGTCACCGGTGCAGTGGCCGTTCTGCCCGTCCAGGCGCTGGACGTGGAATTTGCTGATGACCACGGGCAGGGCGTTGTAGTCGAATTTATAGAGGTTGCGCCGGGGCGTTTTGAAGGCTTCCAGCAGGGCGGCGTTGATGTCGCCGCGCTTGCTGTGCAGATAGTCCCGGTACTGCCGGACCGTCCAGTTATAGGCGGTATCGTAGATGTCGGTGGCGTAGTGCTGGAAGGTGCAGCCGTGTTCCAGCGCGGCGGAAACGGCGGGAATCAAATCCTCGGTGACGTAGCCGCTGACCGCCTGGGGGTGGATATAAAGGGAGCTGTTCCCATTGGCGACGGCGGCGCCGTTGCCGTTCCGGTACGGCTGGGTGATCGTCCAGCCTTCGGCGGCGAACAGGGCCAAAATGTCGCTACAGAAATTCTCGGTCTTGTCCTGGTCCATTCCCTTGCCCCATACATAACCGGAGTTCAGGCGGAAATAGACGTGCTTATAGGGGGTATCGTCGCGCTGTTCGCTGTTTTCCTGACGGCGCTGTTCGGCGTAGGCTTCCAGCTCGTCCAGGCTGTGGCGGATGGCGGAAATGGCGTTGGTAGCGGTGTCGCTGGTGGGGTCGCCGGTGATAACGTCTTTCAAAACGGCGGCATTGGCAGCGATGGCGGCGCAGTGGGCGCGGGCGGCGGACGCCTCCGGGATGGGATACTTGATGGTGGACATGGTGATTTCTCCTTTCGTTGTTCAGATGATGGCGGAAACGTCAACACCTATGAGTCGGCCTAATGCCTGGGCGGCGTTCGTATAGGTGGGAAATTCTGCGTCGGTGTCGTACTCTGGGGCGGATGTCTCGAAAACTGTCTCGGCCAAAATCGCGTTGAAGTCGGGGCTGTTGATGATCTCTGTGTCCCAGTCGTACAGCTCGCACAGCGAGTCGCGCTCGCGCCCGTCTAAGTCGTTGTCGAGATAGACAAAACCGTGGGCGCCGCGGAACAGGCCGGCGCCGTATTGGTTTACCTGTGCCAGCTCAAAGACGTTGTGGCCGTGTTCCGGCGCCTGGCGGCGGTATTGGGCACAGTCGGGATCGGTGCAAATCCAGTTTTTGCGTTCGGTGTTCATGCGGTTTCCTCCTTGCTGTAGTGGTTTAGTCGGGCTGTTCGGTCATGGGGTGGTCCCATGTGCTGCCGTGGTGGAAAACGAAATACAGGTGCTCGCCGTAGTTCTCGATGGTGTCTGGGGTGCGAGTCAGGCCGTGCGCGGCGGCGGTGTCGATCACGCCTTGACGCAGGGTGGCAAGGTCGCGGAAATAGTCCCTGTTCGCGGCGGGAATGTCGAATTTCACCAGCAGGATCACCTGCTGCAGGTGATCATAGAATCCATCAAGATCAAATTCCACCTCGACGGCGCAGGGGATGTCCAGCAGGTCGCGCTCCAGCGCGGCGCACTGTTCCGTAATGCCAAAGCGGGCGGCGGTGGCGGCGGTGCGGTCGTTCATTTTGTTTCCTTTCTGCCCTCGTGACCTCCGGGGCGGGCTGTTCGTGGTGGGGATGTGGATTTTTTAGTCGGGCTGTTCGGGATTTTCGCCGCGCTTCCAGCGACGGAACACCGCCAGGGCGTTTGCCTCGTCGCGGCGGCTGAGCTCTTGCAGGAAAAACCGGGCCACGTCGATCTTCTCTTTATCCGTGGGACTGATGGCAAAAACGGCGCGTTCAAGCTGTTCATCCGTCAGCATTTGCACCGATTCCAGAATGTCGGCGAAGTTCTGGCGGGCCTGTTCCTGCTCCTGCTGTGCCTGTTCAGCCTTGCGGCGCTGGTATTCTTCCAGCCATGGCGCGGGCATGACGGAGACCACGCGCCCGCCCTCGGTGTACTGTTCCAGCAGGTCAGCCACGGCAACGATGGCCGCGCCGGTCTCCTTTTCCTCGTCGGTGGGCTTGCCGCTGCCAAAATTGCCCTTGTCGCGCAGGAACGCGCCAAAGCTGCGAATGTGGGCGATGAGTCCGCCGTCGTTGTCACCCAGATCATAGCGCCCTTCATAGGTGCTCGGCTCGCCGTCGGCGTCGGTATACGCAATGGAAAAGCTGGTTTTGTCATAGCCGCGTTCCTGGTCGTTATGGTTTTGCTCGTCCAGCGTCTTGAAAATGATCTCGGCGGCGGCGACGGAGAATTTCATACCATCATCAAAAGCACCGTTTTCGCTCCATTCCACGGTGACGACCGGGGCGCCGTCCTTGATGGGGTGTGCGGCGGCGGTCTGTTCAATGAAAGCGCGGTTTTCGTTGCGGGTACGGATGGCCTTTTCCAGGCGTTCCAGCTGTTCGGCGTGTTCACGCGCCAGCCGCGCCGACTCGGCGGCGGTGTTCATCTCGTGGACGGCTTCCACGTCGGCGGCGGTGGGGTGGCCTTTGGGCAGGGTGGCCAGCTCGGCGGCGTTGCGTTCAAACTGTGCCCGCCGCCGGTCGATCTCGGCGCGGATGTCCTCCGGCTTGCGCCAGTGGTAGCGGCCCGGCTGCTGGGCGTCCCGGGCGTCCTGTTCCAGATGGGCTATATACTCCGGCTCGCCGCGCATGGCGGACTTCAGGGCGGCGGCGCGGGCGTACTTGTAGAGCGGGTGTTCGGGGGTTAGGGTGGCGCGGTCGCTGTCGAAATAGTCGGTGTAAAGGTCTGTATCATTTTTAACGGCGAACAGGTCGCGGGGCAGGCGGCCGCAATCGCGGGCGAAGATGGTAACGCTGGCGCTGGTCTCGGTGTCGCTGGTGTAGTACCCGCAGCGGGTCAGTTTTCCGCCGTTGATCTTGATCCCGTTCCAATAGAAACGGATGGACTCGGTTTTGATGGTGTTCATGTGGTGTTCCTCCTGTTTTCAGTATGCGCCGCCGTGTAAACACGGGCGGCAAAATTTACTTTTCTCGCTGGGGTGGAGCTGGTGCGCCCAACTCCCCAGAGGCGGCGGAGCGGCTGTTCAGCGCTTGCCGGGGCGGTCGATGCGATCCAGCAGGCGAACAAAAAACGCCGCCAGAGTGGCGGCGCCGGTGGCGGTGACGATGTATGAAATTAGAGTCATTTTTTTAGCGCTCCTTTCGCTTGATGCTGTTCGTGATGTTGTCCCAATAGAATTTATACCCCGTGCCGATCTGCTCGAAGATGACGGAGGGTGCAAAGGTGGAAAGCGGGGCGAACACCTCGCCGCGGCTGGTGTAGGGGCTGCGCTCGGTGTTCCAGTCGATGCCCAGCCGCCCGGATTCCCGCCGGACCGTGAACACGTCGCCGAAATGGCGCGTCACGATCTCCCGCCCGCTGTTGTCGTACAGGTGGACGCGCACGCGGTCGCCCTCGTCCAGGTCGGCGGGGCGATACCCTGCGATCTGATACGTTGACGGGATGGCGAAGAACATATTTTTATGATCCTCGCTGTAGCTGGCGGCGAACAGGTCGCCGGAGGTGGTAACGGCGATATACGCGCCGCCGGTGCGGATGTCCTCAAATTTCAAAAGATTCTGCATGGTGTTCTCCTTTCTGCCCTGTTCAGAGCATGAAAAAAGCGCTCCCAGAAAATTTCTGGGGGCGCTGTTCTTGTTTCCCCGCAAAAAGCGCGGGGCGCTGTTCAGGTGTTGGGGGTGGTCTGCTATATCGTCCGCCCGTCAGGGAATACGAAATTAACTTGCAGATCAGCCCCGCAGGCGTCCGCGACGCGCTCCAGATCTGTGACCGTCCAAGGAGGCGCGCCCGGCTGTAGTTTGCGGTGTATGTTTTGGCGCGTCGTGCCCATGCGGCGGGCAAGCTCTGAGTCGCTAATGTCGCCAGCCTCAAGCATTGCATACTTGATTTTTTTTTGTATGTCCATCGTATCACCTCCGCGGCGCTTCCGCTGTATAGTCTACCGGCAAAACGCCTTTATGTGCATAGTGTAGCAATTTTTGTAAACTTTGTCAATATGCACAATTACAATGTAATAATTTTGGTAATATTTTCGCTTTACAATGTAACAATATTGTATTACAATGTAACCATAGCGAACAACGAATTTTAATTTTTGGAGGTTGGCAGCATGACAAAGGTAGAACTTGAGGCCCTGTTAGAGATTGAGAAGATCGACGACGAAGTAGCGCGGACTACAATTAGAAATTGGTTTATCCATGACGCGAATTTCCGCACCGGCTATTTGAATTGTGGCGCGATGATGCGAAACGCCGCCGACTGCGAGAAGGAACGCCAGCGCCGCCAGGAGGCCGAAGCCCAGCGCGACAAGGCGCGATCCGCTCTTGACAAGGCGCGGAAGCTGAACAAGGCCAACAGCAAGGGCAGGAGCGCGGCGGAGGCCGTCCGGGACGATTGCCGCCAGCAGTTGGAGACGGAGAGAGCGAAGCGGAAAGCGCTTGAAGCCGAAGTAAACCGGCTGAAAGCCCAGCTTTTCGACCTGATGGAGACCCAGCAGCGGCGCAGCGCCTAACGCTTCCGGAGGGGTTGAGCGTATCAGCCCCGCCCCATAACTACTTTTTATAGGAGGACTAAAAAAATGGAACTCAAAAACTACACTATCAAGGACATCGAGAGCATGAGCGCGGCGGATCTGGCCAGTTTCGCGGATGAAGTGGAGACGATCAAGGGGCACACGGTCTATTATATCGACTTCGGCGGTTATTTCGGTTTTTCCGCCTGCGTCTGCGCTGAAGGCCAGCACATCAAATACGCGAACGACTACGAACTACACCACAAAGGCAAGAGCCGGGACGAGCTGCGCGAGCTTTACCGCCGGGAGCTTTCCGGGAAACTCTTTACAGAGTCGGAGCTTTCCACCGTCAGCAGCTACGAGGACGCACAGCGCAAGCGCTATTTTCTCGTGAACTACTACGGAGAGCGCCGCCCCCACGTTTCCGCCTTTTATATCGGGGAAGCCCCGGACGTTTCCGGGCTGACGTTTAGCCCTGTTTTCATGGCCTATTATAAGGACTCCGCATTTGTGAAGCACGGCGCGGAACTGCTGCACACGCTGAGCGAGGCGGAGCAGAAGAACGCGGACAATTTCGACTACTGGCGCGGCGCTTTCCTGTATGAAATGTTTAATCATGAATATTGTGTTAACTGGCAAGCAGATTATGACGTTTGCGCCTGCTTCGGTAACTGCGAGGGCGTAAAGGACTACACCGACCGCGCCGAGCTTTTCGCCGCCTGCGGCTTTAACGCCACCCAGCGGAGCGCCTACGACGCAGCACGCCGCGAATACTACCGGCAACAGAAGAACGCCGAAAACTACTAAAGGAGGGCAACAGACGATGAACGAGAATACCAAGACCGCCCGCGCCGAGTGGGAGAGCATGAGCGGGGAACAACAGTATAACGCGCTTGTGGCGATGGCCTGGACCGTGCGCCGGAAGGCAGAGGCCCGCAACCAGACGGGCGCGGCATGGATTGAGACGGAGGACGACGCGCAGACCGTCGCCGCCGATGCCTGGACGCGGATTCCCGCCGCCCTGGCGCGTAACGAGACGCAGGAGGACCCCGCGCCGCTGTCTGTAATCCTGTACCGCGCAGCGGCCCAGGCCGCGCACAGCATCAGCAGAGCGGAGCAGAGACACGCCCGCGCCATCTCCGCCACCGTAGACGACGACGGCGCGGAGCGCTGGCAGATCGACACGGAGGGCGGCGCGGCGTGTGACGCCGTGGCCCCCAGCCCCGAAAGCGCCGCCATCATCCGCGAGAGCGTGGAGAGCGTCGCCCGCGACCAGTCCGACCGCGTTATATTGACCATGACCGCCCGCGGGTACACTACGGCAGAGATAGCCGCCGCGCTGATGGTTGACCGGTCCACCATTTCCCGCCGCCTTTACGCCATGCGGGACCGCTACCACGCGCAGCAAGGAGAGGAGGCGGAAGCATGAGCAGGGCCGAACAGAAGCAGGAGTCGGGGCGCTTTTTGGAGTTCCGCAACCTGGAAGAGCTGGCCGAATACATCGGCCTATACTACCCGGAGGAAATCCACGTTTTCGCCGCCGTGGAACACTGGTACACCGAGGACGACCAAAAGGATCCGCACCTTGACCGGGACGAGCTGAACGACTTTTTAAGGCGCTACGGCGCGGGCATCGTATGCCAGAGCGTGGCCGGCGGCATCTGCTGCGAGATCATAGAGGACTAACCACGGACGCGCCCAGCAAGGCGCAGGAAGGAGACAAGACACCATGACGACCAACAACACCACCAGCCCGGAAACCCTGTACAACATCGCCCCAGAGGGTAAAGCACAGCTATACACCGCCGCGGAGATCAGAGCCGCAGCAGCGGACGGCCTGCAAATCTGGCTTGACGTGGGCCGCCGCTGGCCCCGCGTCCCGTGCCGTATGGCCGCCACCGTGCGCGGATGGGTAACGGCAGCAGGGGAACACGGCGCAATATATCAGGCGTGGGCCGGAGACTTCCACGGCAGCCCCAGCCCCGCCGAGATCGTCACCGCCTGACCCAAAACAGACAACCGAAGAGCCCAAACCAGCACCGCCAGGACGGCACCAAAGCCGCCCCAGCGGTGCTAATTTTATGCCCGTGCGGATTTTTGACAATGCCGCCGGAAATATAGAGAAAACGGGCAGAAACGCCCCGCCACGCTTTCCAAACGTCGAAGGAATGCCCCGACACCAGACCCCAGGCTAAAACGCTGCCAGCGGCCCCGCAGAGGGCAAAGGAGCGGGAAAAAGCATCGCCAGCCCCCACGCGTGCGCGCGCGTTAATTGCGGGCGCGGTTGAAAACACTTAAATATACTACCGTATGTAACCACCCCCAGCAGAGAAGAACCGAGAGCCAAAGCCCCCAACAGGACAGCCGGAGAAGGAGAGCACCAGAGCAGAGCAGCCACCACCAGCAGGCGACCATCTCCACCGAAAAAGAGCGGCGGAGGGAGGAGGGGAGAGGAGTCACCCCGCGGCCAATGTTCGGGGCCAACAGCCACCGGCGCAGAGACAGGCGGCAGGCGGAGCGGGAGCAGGGCCACGCCTTGACCATCCGCCAGACACCGACCGCCACACCGCCGAGGGCGGCGAACCCCTGCTATGAGAACGGACGGAACGCCCATAAAGCCCGGAACGCAAGAAAACTTGCAAGAAAAAGTGGTTTCCGTTTGCATTATATACAATAATGCGCACGGAAACCGGCGGCGTGATGCGATATTCTTGCAAAAATGGCGCAAAAATGCAGGACGGGCAACCCTGCGACGGCCATCGCCGCCCGTAGCCACTGCCGCGCGGCACCGGTGGGGGGTGGTTTACAATCCGGAGGGGCGGCGGAAAGCGCCCGCGGCGCTTAACTCTCCTCCCCCCACGAATGTTCCCTTACCCGTCACTTCTCGTGGTTTTTATGAAGTAATGAGGACAATGGACGCTGCTACGGCAATTTACAGGCAAGTTAGGAGGTGGGGGTGGTTTTGAAACCGGAGCGAAAAAAGGAACCCGCCAAAAGGGCGGGGCAAAAAAAATAAAATTTCGGCGGGCGCATAGCGCCATGTATGTGAGGGAGGGAAACGACCTTTGTGGCGCGTGGCTGTGGGACGGGCCATATGTAGGCGAAGCAGGGGTGATACCCTGCATTATTTTTTCAAAAAAACGGTGAAATGTGTGTTTACACGGTGTGCTATTATCATCACGCCGTAAAGGGAGAGAGCAAGTTACCGGCAAGTTGGAGGAGGTGGCGCTAAGTGCTTCTGATCGAAATCGCAGAGCAGTACGCAGAGAGTGCCGAAAGGGTACAGGGACAGATACAACGGCTACGAGCTGCAGAGCCACCATCTCCGTACATAGAAAATAAGATGCGCGAGGTATATCGCGATCTGCGGCGTGCGGAGAAAGCCTGCCGGTCATATTACGAGAGGGGGTATTGGCTCGATGAGGAGTTCAGAGCCGACTATGCCGAGAGAAACTGTCCTCGAAAACCTGCTGGGCGCACAAAGGTTTCGGGACGAGATGGCAGAGGACAATGCGGAAAGGCTTCTTCGGCTGAAAAGAAAACTGCCGGCAGCGCTGTCCAAGTTGCCGGAGAAACAGCGGATGTACTTATTGGCGTATTATTCGGAAAACCTGACGATGGATCAGCTGGCAGATCGGTTCGGGGTAAATAAGTCCACGATAAGTCGAAGCGTGCAGAGAACTAAGAAAAAACTGCGGGATTACCTGTGGTTCAGTTTATAGGAGGATAGAGATGGGATTAACCAACCGACCCTTGACGCAAGAGGCAGCGAAGAAACTGATGGCACTGGACGTGCAGGACAAAGAAGTGCAGACCTATGAAAAGCTGAACGAGTGGTACACCGCATGGGGCGGGCAGTGCTATGTCAGTTTCTCCGGCGGCAAGGATTCCACAGTGCTGGCGTATCTGGCGGCGCGGTATCTGGCAGGCTACCGGACACCGCCGTGGCCGCTGAATCTGGTGTTTGTCAATACGGGGCTGGAATATCCAGAAATTCAGCGTTTTGTCAACGAGTACGCCGATTGGCTGCGGAAGGAGTTTCCGCACATCACCGTGAACCTTGTGCGGCTGCGACCGAAAATGAACATTTGGCAGGTGATAGAAAAGTACGGGTACAGCATCGTGAGCAAAGAGGTTGCAAACTGTGTTTGGCTGGTGAGAAAGAGCGGAAACAGGACGCGCATGGCTCGGTTGCGCGGGGAACTGTTGGACAAGGACGGCAATCCGTCTGCGTACAACTGCGAGAATTGGGGGTTCCTTTTAGATGCACCGTTTCTTGTATCTTCCGAGTGCTGCCGGATCATGAAGAAAAACACAGCGCACAGGTATGAAGGAACGGAAAACGAAAAGCCCATCGTTGCGACAATGGCGGACGAAGGGCGGCAGAGATTTCAAAAATGGACTGCGACTGGCTGCAACGCCTTTGAGGGAAAGCGACCTATGGGCAAGCCCATGAGCTTTTGGGCGGAGCAGGATGTGTTGCGTTTCATCGTGGAGCGCGGGCTACCCTACGCAAGCGTGTACGGCGACATCGTGGCCAGCGACGGCGAGAACGACTACGGCGCGACGCTGATCGACTGCAAGCTGCACTGCACAGGATGCCAGAGGACGGGCTGTATGTTCTGCGCGTTCGGTGCGCACCTCGAAAAAGGCGTCAACCGATTTCAGCGCATGAAGCTGACACACCCGAAGCACTACCAATTCTGCATCGGCGGCGGCGCATTTGACACGGACGGGCTGTGGAAGCCCACGAAAGACGGACTGGGCTATGCGCGGGTGCTGGACTACATAGGAGTGAGGTATTGATATGGATAGTTTACAGGCAAGCCGCATAGCGGGCGGCAACAGCACGATTGGCAGGCGGGAGTCGGACTTTTACCCGACGCCGCCGGAGGTGACGGTGGCGCTGCTGGACTTTCTTCGTCTGCCGGAGAACACGGTGATTTGGGAACCGGCGGCAGGTGAGGGGGATATGGCCGGAGTGCTTCAGACGTACTTTGAGACCGTTTATACAACGGACATTCTGGATGGAACGGACTTCTTGAAGTCCAGCATTGACGCGGCTGATTGGATTATCACAAACCCGCCCTTTGCGCGGGCAGAGGAATTTATCCGCAAGGCGGCGTCTTTGGGTAAACCGTTTGCGTTTCTGGTGAAGTCACAGTTCTGGCACGCGAAACGCCGCTTATCTTTGTTTGATGAGTTCCCGCCCAGTTACATTCTGCCCCTGACATGGAGGCCGGACTTCTTTTTCAAGGACGGCCACGGCGGCAGCCCATTGATGGATGTGATGTGGTGTGTTTGGCTCATGCCGCACATTAAGGGAACGCAGACGGTGTACAGACCGTTGGAACGACCGAAAGGAATTGAAGAATGAGCAAATACAAGCGCTATTGGGAGCTGCAAGGAAAGCGAAGGCCGTTTCCTCCTCTGTACGAAGCGGTGAAGATGTACGGGGCGGAAAATGTTTTTTTCGATAAGCCCCAGTACGAAAAGCCGGGACAGTGCCCGTGGTGTGGTGGAGAGGTGAAAAATAAACGGCGCCGCTTCTGCTCAGACCAGTGCCGTGCTCAGTTCGACAACCTGACGGTGTGGAACCGTGGACGGGATCCGTATTCGCTCCGCATTTTGTATCGGGACAACTTCACCTGTCAGGACTGCGGAGAGTTCCACGCTTATATCAACAGGCACGGAATGGCTATTCCCATTGACGATGGGAACATGGAAGTCCACCACATCCTGCCGGTGGCGCAGGGCGGCGGGGACGAACCCCAAAATCTCATTTCGCTTTGCCGATGCTGTCACCAAAAAAGACACAGAAATTTGAAAGGAGAGATAGAAACATGAGCGTATGCGGAAGATGCGGAAAGAACTTTGATGCGGCAGTATCCGGCTCAAATATTTACTGCTACTGCCCGGACTGCTACAAGGAAATTGAGGCAGCAGGGTCTCCAATCCGTGAGATTCTTGAAAAGTCTGCCGAAAAGCCAAAAGCGGGCGTGGTGGGCGGTATCAAGGACAGCGGGGAGCGTACCACCTTCAGCACCGGGGCGCAGAGGGATATGCACAGCGGGAAAGGCCGCATGGATCTTCTCCCGTGGGCGGCGATCATCGAGGTAAGCAGGCACTGCGAGGCAGGGGCACTCAAGTATGGGACGCATAATGTCGATAAAGGCATCCCCACCAGCAGCCTGATGGACAGCGCCATGCGACACGCGGCGAAGTATCTGGACGGGCAGGAGGACGAGGATCACCTGCTGGCGGCGGCATGGAATCTGCTGTGGGCAATCGAGATGCGCTGCAAGAAGCCGGAGTGCGTGGATACACCGTGGAAGGAGAAAAAGGCATGAGCAAGGCCGTTATGATAAGCATCCGCCCGAAGTGGTGCGAGAAGAATTGTTCGGCTTGTTTATCGAGTGGGACATTGTAGAAGGGTTTGTTTGGCAATCGCTGTCAGGTATAAACGCCGGAGAAATCGGTAAGACCGTATTCCTCACCCGCGAGGAGGCGGAGAAAGCGCTGAAGGAGGTCGAGCAGAAATGATATACACTTTTCATGTGGGAGATTATGTGAGGTTGGAACATGCCGATGGCACATCATCTAAAACGCTTACCGGATATGTGTTTTCTTACCAGAGGCCAGGGCGGCTTCACAGCTTCATTTTCAAGTGGGACGATGGGACGCAGACGGGCTGGAGTGGCAATATAGAGGATCTGCCGCAGAATTTTACTCGCATTGGCAAGTACGACTTTGCACTTATCAGGGGGATGCTCAGGGATTGCGGATATGCGGAAAAGGATGATCTCGACAAGCTGAGCTCCACGAAACTGTTGATGATGCCGGAGTACCTGCGCGAGGGAGATTTTGTGGAGACCGTGGATGGCCGGGTGGGGTACATCAAGAGCATCTGCCGGTGTGAGAAATGCCGGGAGCGTGGGTTCTATGAGCCGATTGTACATTTTACGGACGGTGAGGAGGACTGCATCACCAAGTACGAGGCGGAAAACGGCTTCAATGGCTATAAGCGCATCGGACGGTGGGAGAATGAGAAAGCAGTAGTGCAGAAGCCCAAGGAGATTCTTCACTGCGGGAGCGTGCGTAAGTCCGAAAACGGGACTATGAGATACGCGCCAGACACGCAAGTCATGCAGGATAAGATCAACGAACTGGTAGACGCTGTAAATGAACTGCGAAAGAAAAAACAGAAATGACGGAACGAAAGGTGCTGATTGTCCGCGTGAAGGGCGGTATGCAGATAGTGCAGGGCGTAACCAACTATATCATAGAGGGGCTGGTGCGGGGCGTGCTGGCGCTGCCGGAGGATGTCATCACGTCCTACGCCGTCGAGGAGTTTCCTGCGCTGGGCGTGGAGAATGAGGACGCCATCTATACGGTCGTACCGGAGGGCGTACCAGCGATAAAAATACTCAACAAGGACGATATTCGCCCCATTGGCGCGTTTGTGCAGGTACAGGAGGAAAGCGGACAGCGTGATGGCAACGAATCCCATCCAGACCCAGCACCGCAGCCGACCGAACCCGCCACGCCGTTTAAGCCCAAGGGCGCGATGGCGGAGATCAAGCGGGAGGTTTTTATACGGCTACAAGCCTACCAGCAAAGAACGAAACTTGGCTGGGCACAGAGAGTGTCCGACGCTACCGGCGGCAAGGTGGCCCCTGACGTGGTGCGGCGTGGCCTGCTGGAGGCGCGGGACATCGGCGTTGACCGCTGGAAACTCATCGGAAAGGCTCTGGACAAACTGGAGTAGGAAATGGAGAAATGAAAATCTATATAGCAGGACGTATCACAGGCAATCCGCATTATAAGGCACAGTTCAAGGCTACGGCGGCCATGCTGCAGGAGGCGGGGCACACCGTCCTAAATCCGGCGGAGCTGCCGGAGGGTATGAAGCCGGCCGACTATATGCGTATTTGCTTCGCCATGCTGGAGAGCGCCGATGTGGTTCTTTTCCAGCTCGGATGGCAGGTGAGCAAGGGGGCAAAATTGGAGTACGACTATGCGAGATACATCGGGAAGGACGTCATTACCGTTGACCCTCTTTCACGGGTTGACACTTACGACATCCTCCGCGCTGTAGCTTCCGTTGAGAAAAGAATGCGTGAAAGGAAAGAACTCCCCAATGGATAAGGCCATCTGGACGGTCCGCACCGCCAAGCTGTGCCCCAAGTGCATCAAGGAGATGGAAGCGGAGTACATCGTGTACCTGACGCACGAGCAGCATAGGAACCGCATGAAGGACATAGCCACGCACGGTTACTGCGACCGCTGCCACGAGGAAAGTTTTATGCTTCGGATGCGCCAGTACACCATGAATGGCAGGACACTACGGGCGAAGGGACTGGATAAGAAGTGGAGGGAGTACATGGAATGAGCGCGCAGATCGCATTGAACGTGGACTGCATGGAGTATATGCGGGCGCTACCGGATAAGGCGTTTGACCTTGCCATTGTAGACCCGCCGTATTTCACCGGCCCGGAACGCAGAGGGTATTACGGTTGCAAGGTCAGCCCCATCGGCGTACACCGGGACTATCCCATATCCCCGAAGTGGGATGTGCCGGGCATCGACTACTTTTCCGAGTTGGTGCGCGTGGCGAAAAAATATATCGTATGGGGCTGCAATTACTTTGATGTCGTTTTCCCGCCCGGTCGTATCGTCTGGGACAAGTGCAACGAAAACAGTTCTTTTTCGGATTGTGAGTTGGCGGCCGCAAACTGTCACGACAGCGTGCGCATCTTTCGGTATATGTGGAACGGTATGTTCCAAGGGAAAAGCATCACCGAAGGCACGACCCAGCAGGGGAATAAGGCGCTGAATGAAAAGCGCATCCATCCCACGCAAAAGCCCGTGGCGTTGTACGAGTGGCTGATGCAGAAGTACGCCAAAGAAGGTTGGCGCATATTGGATACGCACCTCGGCAGCGGAAGCAGCAGAATAGCGGCCTACGATCTTGGCTTTGAGTTTGTCGGGTGCGAGATCGAGCCGACATATTTCCGGCTGCAGGAGCAGCGGTTTGCGGAGCATACGGCGCAGGTCAGGATGTGGTGAAAGCGACTATATCGGTGTAGACAAAAACACACATATGTGAGGAGGAAAACATAATGGAAACTGTTTTGGGCGTCCTCGTCGGCCTCGTTCTGATCGGCGGGTTCGCCGCATTTATCGGCCTCGTTTTCAAAAACAATGGGCATGGACGGCAGGGGTATCAGGGGTATCAGCCGAACAAGCCTTTGGAGGGGAATCCTCCGCGCAATGCAAGAAGCAGTGTGCAGAATCCTGTTTGGGAGCAGAGAAACAAAGCGCGCTTGGCGATCGATCAAAACTATTTTTATTACGATGGCTTTCCCATCGGCGTCGTTGACGATGATAAGCCGTATGCTTGGTGTATCCGTATCCTCAAGAGTCAGTGTAAAACGTATTATAACCCGAAAACGGGGAAACTTGAGGTCTTGCCTGTTTGCGGGCAAACGGAGGACAGGACATGAACCAGTACAACAGACAGCCGCGAGGGAAACTGGAGGTTTGCCCCCACTGCGGAAGAGACAGCGGGGAGCGCAAAATCGGTATTCATGTGCCGGAAAGGTATTATGTGCGCTGCGCGAGCTGCGGTTTCACTCTGTCAGGGTGGAGCCAGAGCGCCGCTACGGCAAGCTGGAACAGACTGAGTAAGAAGGTGAGGACATGAAAAGCAAATGCTGTGTCGGCTGCAAATGGCACGAGGAATGGACGTGGGCGTGCTTCAATGGGGATAGCCCGTATTGCGCCGATTTTGTAAACTGCGGGTGTCCGCTGTATGAGGAGAAAGAGAAGGAGGGCGAAGAATAATGGGACTTTGCGCTCGTGCGAAAGGGCTGACCGATGAGACTGGTTTTGACTGTGGATATCTTACATACGGCACGTTTATCCTTGAACTGATAAAGGTTGCCTACGGCCAGCAGTGCCACAACATTTTCAAGAGGAATATGCTCCGCGGTGCTCCCTTCTCTGATGCAGAAGCAGAATACTGGAACGCGCACTGCAACGACGATTTGGACATCCTGATTTTTCATTCAGACTGCGGAGGCCAATTTACCCCGCAGGAGTGCCGCAAGGTATACAACGCCATGAAAGATCTGAAGTCCGATATGATGGGGCACAATTACCACGTAATGAAACCCTACAATATGTTTGAGCACTGGAAAGCAATATTCAAGCACTGCGCTGACCGCCGGGTAAACTTGTACTATTCGTGAGGAGCGATATAATCAATGACCAAAAGGGAACAGATAGTCTATAAAACAATGAGCGAGAACATTGCCCGTGCCGGCGAGTTCGGATTATGCCCCGAACCGTTCGTGGCTATGCGGGCAGAGTATCGGCGCGTGGTGCGGCGGGAGCAGACACACTTCCTGTTAGAGTTCATGCTGCTGACGCTACTGATTTTCGCGCTGATCGCTCCGTGGAGAGCCAGCGCGGACACGCCGCACACCGTTTTGCGGGTGGAGTGGGGCGAAGATGTTGACAGCCATGATACAATCGTAGAAGAGGATCCCGATGAGTCGGAACGCATACTGGAAGCAGTCAAGGCAAAAAGCAACGTGCTGGAGGACTGCATCATTACCGGCTACTGCGCAGACTGCGTTGAGAAGTACGCGCACATGAATCAGGACGAGTTCGGACGGGTGTTGACCGCCAGCGGCCAGTGGGTATATCCTGGCTCCTGCGTGGCGACCGACCCGGACGTGATACCGACCGGCAGCACAGTCATCATCGGAGACAAGACATACATCGCCCTGGACGTGGGCGTGAGGGGAAACCATGTTGACATCTTAATGACCCACGAGGAGGCGCAGACGGCGGGTGTGCGGCACGAAACTGTGTGGTGGTGTGATGAACAGAGATAAAGAAAACCAGCTCCGACAACGGGGCTGG